AAGAGCAGCCATGATTTCTGCTTCAACGTCAATACCTTGTTGGGCTTGTGCGTCTTGAGCAGCCTCAAATGTCCAGCGAGCTGATAACTTACGTGTCTTAGCTTCAACTGTTTGTTTCAAGATTTGAATGCTTAGTCTGTTACCAGCGGCACCTTCTAAAGTAGCTGTTGAAGCTGCCTTAGCATTTGAGCCGTTTTGGTTACCAGAATATGCTTCTGCAATCTTGAATGGGCTTAGGGCCTCTTCACCTGCTACTACGCCAGCGCCATTGCTGTTGTCAGCATAACGAACACGTAGAGTGTGGATTTGACCAACTGGACCAGTCATTGGTTGTACACCAACTAGTTCATTAGCGATGACTGTTGGCATTACACGTCTGATCACTGGAAGGATCACACGATTTAGGGTTGCGACGTTACCGGCAGAAGTAGCACCAGCTGTTGCGGATTCTGCGAGATACTTGCGAGTATTCTCTAGAGTCACGCCCATTACTGATTTTTTAGTTCCTTGTAGGCCTTCCAAAAGTGCTTCTTTAGTTTCTGCCCAACGGCTTGTAAGTAGTTCTGACATTTAAATTTCTCCTTAAATTTTTAGTCCAGCAAGGCGACGGATGTCAACGATGTTGTTGTCACCTTCACTGCTACGATTGCTGTTGGAAACTTTGTTTCCTGTTATTTCTTTTGCCTCTACTAGTGCCTGTTTCTTCTGCGGAGTTTTACCTTCTATAACAGCAGGTAGATACTTGTTAAAACTTTCATTAAGTTTTACCGTTTTCACACTCTCCATAAGTTCACGCATGATTTCACGCTGTTCCTTGTTTAAAGGAGCAAGTAGTTCATCCATGATTGCTTTTCTTTCCTGGGACTCTTTAAGTCTTTGGATTTCTGCTTGTTTACTTTCTAATATTTTTTGCGCTTCTTCTGTGGCAGCTTTTGCTTCTGCTACTTCGTTAGCTTTCATGTCTATGACTTTGAGTAATTTTGCAGTTTCTGATTTCTCGTTCAAGTAACTTGCTTGGAATTCTGAAGCGTATGCTTCAAAAATCTTACGGCCAAAATCTGCACGACGAGCGGCATCGATGTCTTCTTTGAGTGATGTAATTTCAGTACTTAATGTCTGATTTACTACGCTCTCGACCATCTGTGCGGCACGTTGGACAAACTTCTCTTTTACTTTAGCGATTTGTTCGCGACCTTCTCTTACCAAGCGTACCTTGGTTTCAGCCAAATCTTGTTTATCTTTGTAAAACTCTGTAATTTCTTGAGCCAATGCTTCTACTACAAACTGTTCAAGTTTACCAAACTTACTGGCCATTTGCTTTTGATCTTCGTGTAACTCAGCAACTTCAGAAGCTAGCTGGCGTGTAACAAATTCTTTCATTACTCCAGATACTTTCTTACGTTCTTGTACTAGTTTGATTTTCATCTCTGCTAGTTGGTTACGATCTTCTGCAAACTCTTTGAGTTCTGCTGTTAGTTGATCTGATAACATTGCGTCAACAGCTTCAACCATGACAGCTTTGTCATGCTCGTATTTTTGTGCAAACTCTTCGCGCAGTTGTTGAGTAACTTGTTCACGAGCTTCGGTAATACGACTCTCGTAAGCAGCCTCAATAGACGCTTTGATCTCTTCCGAAATCACATTGTTTTCAAATAACGATTTTAGTGCTTCCAACATGTGATTCTCCTTGTTATTGGAGCTTGCTTATTATACCTAATAAGCTCTCTTTGAGATATTGCTGTGCTTTAGGATCACCTTTAACCTCTTGCGCTATACGCAAGGCATTAAAACCACCGCGATTATTCATCAGGTGCTCATAAATTGGTGTGGGGTATGCTCCTGGAGCACTAGGTTGAGCCACCATATCTACTGTGATGATCTCAAAATCTGACACTTCACCGGAGCCGTCATCTTTGACGTTTCCGGATCCGCGACTTGATACTCCTAACTTTACACCACTTTCTAACATGGTGCGGATTAGTTGTCCCATTGGGGTAGGAAGTATTTTCAACTTCCCGTAACCGTTAGGACCATCCATCCACATATTAACTATCATGTGGGACACACGGTCCAGGTTAATTTTTAGATCATCTGGATGATCCACTTCTCCGAGAACTGAATAGCCGTTTTGAATCTGATCGTTAAGGGTCTTGACAGCCTTGCCAATCTCATTTACAGGATAAACACGCTGGTTAGCGTTACGTATACCGCCCTGGATGCAAATCCCGGACATGTATAAGTTTTTTCCTTCTTTGTCATCAGACTCAACGACCATTTTGGCTTCGTTGAAACTGAGATTCTCTCGGAGGTATAAAGACATATACTTAATAGTCTCTGTTTATATTACTTGCCACCAATAAGTGATTTCTTATTGTCAGCTTGTTCTGGTTTGCCTTTCTTTTCAGCGCCATGACCAGGTTCTTGTTTCTTAAATGATTTCTTACCAACATTTGCGCCTGGAACATTGATGTTACCAAAGTTTTCTTCTTTAGTACTTGGGTTTAGTAAACCACCTTTTGTGCCTTCACCTTTAGCTTCGCCACCACGTGCAATATTAGCAGTTGTACCGCCCATATTGTTTGGCTTTGCTACGATTGACTTGGTGTTAACACCGTTGTCACCGTGCTTTGGTAAAGAAACTTTGTTTACATATTCCGTAACAATTTCTTCTTCCTCTTCGCTGTCTTCAAAAGAGAACTCATCCATTGGCTCGTCTTCGATGTCGCCCATGAAATCGTCAGTAGCATCACCACCAAACTCATCACCGCCCATGTGCTCTTCACCTTCTTCACCGGCCATTAGTTCTTCAAACTCTGCTTTTAATTCTTCTAAAGCGGCTTCTAGATCAAGAATACGATCAGTTTGTTCTGAATCGTCCATTTCTTCATCGCTATCACCTTCTTCGTCACCAAAGTCGCTGTCCATGTCACCTTCTTCATCGCCTGGAGGGCCGTCTTCTTCCTCGCCTTCTTCTTCCTCGCCAAAGCCTTCTACAGGCATTTCTTCTTCTTCGGCGCCTTCAGTTGGCTCTTCTTCAAAGTCGGACTCTAATAAACTTTCATAGATGTCGCGTGATTTTTCTACAACGATATCATGGAAAATTTCTTTAGCTTTTTCTGTTTCTTCATTAATTAGGGCTTCGAGCATCTGCTCAAATTTATTACGGTCAGTCATGTTTATCTCCTGTTGTATTGTTACAAGGCTGTATTATATTTACACTTAACTAAAAAAATAGTGTAGATATGCATGAAAAACGCTATCTTTTTTAGCATTTTTCAAAAAATAGTATATTATGCGGCAGGAGCCGGTGGAGTTGCGTACATAGAATGTACAAACTCAAGTTCCGACTCTTGTTCTAGAAAATGTGATTCGCTAGTTTTTCTTAGTTGATTTATTTGTCCTAGTGTTAATCTAGTCTTTCGAGTATCTGTTTTGTATAGTTGTGAGTTATCACGACCTGCATCATAGCGTAGGTCATTTGATATTTTCCTTGTACCAGGATCTATATAAAACATTTCTCTAAGGTTCATAATGATATTTATGCTGATGGAGGAGTTGCAGGCCCTGCTGGTGCGGCACTGACTGCAGGAGGCATACCTTCAGCAGATTCTTCTCCAGTATCCATGTCATCTGGCGCACTCAGATCACCTGCGGCGTCCAAATCACCTTCAATACCTGCGGCACTTAGGCCTGCTGAACGCATTTCGCCGGCAGCATCAGTATGTGTAGGTTGTCCTTTACCACTTTCTTCAGCCCATAAACGTTCATTTTCTGCTAACTCTTCGTCAGTCATGCCTAAGAATCGCTTCATAGCAAAACGTTTTGATACAAAAGGCAATGCTTGAATAGTGTTAAATGTATTAATACGTTCAGTATCAATAGCGGCTTGACGGCTACTTGCAAAGTTCATTGGAGGATTAAACTGCAACTCAAACAGGTTAGCGTCAATGTTAACGCCTCTTTCATTCATAAAGCGTTTAAACTCTTCGTCAAATACTGCTGTTAATAAACTTTGTAGTCGTTCGCAATACTTGTTAAAACGTAGTTCTTGAATATATGCTGTGCCAACACGACCATCGTTAAAACTTGCTTGACTATCGTCTGCACCAGTTGGCAAATAGCTACTTGGTATGCGTAAACCACGGAATAACTTGTTAGTAAAGTACTTTAAGTCATCAATCTCGCCTAGATTAGTACCGCCGGCTAGTGTATCAACTTTACTGCCTCGTCCTTCACTAGTCTGTGGAAAGAAATAGTCTTCGTTAATACTTAAAGGATTGTATGCACTGTCAATAACATTTTGTCCGCCGCCTGATTGGCTTGGAATACGTCGTTGATGTATTTCATTTTTAACACGTTCAACATAGGCCATGGCCAAATGGCTTGGCATATTACCTACGTCAATGTAAAAAATACGTCTTTCTGGCGCACGTTGTATGCGATAGATAAGAATAGCATCTTCTAATAGTTCTTTTTGTTTATAAACTTTAAAGATATTTTCTAATAAACTGTTACCAAATGGAAAGTTATTGTCTAAACCTTCACTTAACGACAAGTGAATAACATGTTCAGAGTTAATAGCATACTCGCCTTGGTTCATTGTGAACCTAGTAGTGTTAGATTGTGGATACGATCCTGCTATACTTCGACCACTAGTGCCGCCGGACAATGCATTTGGCCCGCCTTGACTGCCTTGATTATTAATATTTTTTAGTGATGTAGTTATTTGTGTTGTTACAAGACTTTCAAAGTTTGGATTAATATCTTTGATAACATATTGTTCAGGTTTCTTACCTTCACTTTCATTAACAATAATCTTAGTAACTTTACCTGGATCTACATATACCCATTTTTGTGTTTCAGGATCACGAATAAAAAAGCTGTCGCCAAACTTGAATGTATTGCGTACAATACGGAATATTCTAGTTTCAAACTTTTGTAGTTTGTTCCATTGCTGTAGATATTCGCCTAAAACACGAACTTCTACGTTAGTTGCCTTACTGCGCCATTTAATAGTAAATGGACTTTGATTATCTTTTAACTTTTGTGTACAAAACTCTGCTAAAATATCCAGCGCGGCATTTACTTCTGGATCGCTATCCATAGTATCATACTGCTGATATCTATCTAGTCTATTTGGACTGCCAGTATAAATGTCTGGTAGATAACTGCTGTAGTTTGTTCTTGCTGGACCAGCTTTAGAAGTACTAGTAAATGGACTTACTGAACTGTTCTGCGATCCAATCGGCGATGGTGTAAAGTATTTTTTCCAAGACATTTATTTTTTTACCTAGCGTAAAGGTTACCGTTTAGGCTCTTAGTTGCTCTAACTGTCTTACCACCATGTTCGGCAGTTTCGGCAGCATAAGTGACTAGTTCACCCATAAGCATATTTAACGATTCTAAGCTCTTTACAACGTCAGATAGAGCAGCCTCGGGTATTCCGCCAGTACTAGGTTTAGCTTCTGTAGTTGTTGTTTTGGCCGGTGCAGGCTGTGTTGCAGTTGGGCCTCCAGGAGGAACACCTATAGCTTTTTGCAAGTCAGCAATCATGCCCGCTGATGCGTTTTTCATGGCTGCAAATGTTTCTGGACCCATAATGCCGTCAGTTTTAATTTTAGCACCACCTTCTGCTAGCTTTTTCTGTAGAGCTAATATGGGATTTTCAATATTAGCTTTGGCTTCTGCAGGAGTTGGAGATTTTTTATCTGTAGTTGGGCCTATATCTCTTTCTTTAAGAACTTTTTCAGCTAGTTTAGCATATGGACCAGTAGTAGTTGTTATTTGTTCTAACAACATAGTATCTGACATCTTCTTAAAAGATTCTTCCATGCCTTTTAATGCTTCGGGCGATAGCATATTAGGTGTGCCGCCTTTAGTTTCTTTGGCATTGAACACACCGATAAACATCTTTTTAACTTCTGATTCAAGCTGAGTTGCAGTGAATCCCATGGACTTTTCAATATCCATGTTAGCAGGACTAGGCATTTTTATGTTAGTTTCCATAAGTTTGCCCAAAGTATCTGATAAGAACTCAGGAAGTTTTTCTTGTGGAACCACTGCTTCTTTGCCGTGCAACATACTAATGCCGCCTTGTCCCCAATCCTTGTTAAACCAGTCACCAAATACTTCTTTAGAACCTGTAGACTGACTTGTTATACCTAAACCGTTGTCTTTACTCAATGTAGTACCGTTTAAAAACTTAGTAACAACTACTCCGCCATCTACTCCGCCTGCCCAGTTGGCAATGCTGGCTAATCCGCCTTGTAAGCCGCTGAGTATTTGCTGTCCTGGACTTGGTACTCTATCAGTCTTAGGATTAGGTGGTAATGTTTTACCGTTTGCGCCAACTAACGGTTGACTTGGTGTTGAAGCAAGCCCAGTTATTGCTTCAAGTCGTTTTATTGCTTCTTGCAAACCAGCATCAGCAAAGTGGCGGCCGTCAGGACCCATTGCTTTAGTAATTTCAAGAGCTGTGTTAATAGCTTTTGCAGTTGCTGGAAACCGCATTAACGCATTATTAACATCATTAATACCCTCTTTAGCCAATGCAGATACATCTCGCTGTCTGTTTAGTGCCTGGATATATAATTCTGTTGTTTTGGCTGCTTCGTCTTTGACGCCGTTTTCGTCTTTACCTTGTTGTTGATTAATAGCCGCTTGTTTATTAGCGGCCATAGCTTGTCCGGTAGTTTGTCCAGTAGTGGTGCTTTTATTAACAGTACCTGCCAGCAGTTTATTTTCTTCAAGCATTTTCAATGATGCTTGTCCAGATGCATTTGTGCTAGTAGTCACTGCTTCTAAGAAATCAACAGATTTCATACGTTCGTTTACAGCAACTTTTGCGGCTTCTAGTTGTAACTTTGCGGCTTCTTTTTCTTCTGGTGTTCTAGCGGCTTTGGTAGCATCGACTGCTTTTTGTAGTTGTATACCAGCATCACCAAGTGCTGCCATTTTGGATGAACCTTCTTTGGTTCTTACACCGCCAGTAAACATTTCGTCAGCAAGATCTGAAACTCCTTTTCCTAGACCCTGCAAGCTAGTGTTCATGTTTCGATATTGCTGTTCAACATCTTTGCCGCCTTTGGCCATTTCTAACATAATGGCCGCTTGTACTTTACCATCTTCTGTACGTTTACGCAGTTCGGCCATTTGCTCTTGACGAGTAATACCAGTTAGTTTAGCAGTTTCATCCATTTCGCGAGCAAGTGCGGCTGTTGATTCGATTGCTTTTCTTCGTTGATTTTCATCGGATAGGTCAGTAAACTTCCTATTGGCCATGTTGGCGGCCATAACGTCATTAAGTTCTCGGGTAGTAAAACCCATTTTTGTAAGATCTTCAGCAAACTGTGTCTTCATGAACTCGCCAGAGAACTTGTTAAAGTTTCTTGCGCCTTGATCTACAGTTCCGCCAAGTCCAGCAATGCTAGGACTTAACTTGTCCATCACTGCTTTGTATTCATCCATGCTCAATCGAGTCTGGCCAATACTGGCATTCATCAACATTGCATTGTTATTAAAAGAAAGACCTGCTTTGCTTAATGTTTGAAAATCTTGAACAGTACTGCCAACTGCATTAGTCACTTGACTAAAACCGGATGCTAGTAAGCCTGCTCCTGTTGCCAGTGCCCCTAGTCCACTAGTAACATTAACTATATTTGATCCTAACCCAGCAGAAGCGGCACCAGATCCTCCGGACGAACCAGGATCAGATGCAAATCTACTTCGGCCACCGCCACTACCGACACCTGCTTCAATTAATGCATCTCTAAATGCCTGGGCTATTTGCCGTCTTTCTTCTTCTGTCATTTTTAAATTCCAAGAAATATACGTACATAAATACTATATCGTATATTTATCTGGAGGATATATGTCCAACAATCCATTACAAAAGTATTTTAGACAGCCAAAAATCTATATTAATCTGCCCAGTAAGGGCATTTATAATACACCCGAGACCTTTGATGGATCTCCGGAAAATATACCTGTCTACGGTATGACCGGGCTAGATGAAATACTGCTAAAAACACCTGATGCACTAATCAGTGGAGATGCTACAGTAAAAATTATTCAAAGCTGTTGTCCTACTATCAAAGATGGTTGGGATGTCAGCAACTTAGATATTGATCTATTACTGGTTGCCATCCGTATTGCAACCTATGGTAATACATTGACCATGAGCCATACTTGTAAAAACTGCAATACTGTCAATGAGTATGATGTTGATTTAGGTCAATACATTGAACATTTTGATCATTGCGTGTATAAAAATACTATTCAAGCTGGCGATCTTACTATTAAACTAAGACCGTTAACTTATAAGCAGATTAGCGATTATAATATTAAAAGTTTTGGTCTACAAAGACAGTTAGCACAAGGTATGCAAAGTAATACTGACGAAGAACAACAACAGTTGGTCAATCAACTGTTTTCTGATCTTTCAGAAATACAAAGAGAAGTCTTACTTCAAGGTATTGACAGCATAGAAATACCAGACAGCGTAGTAAACAAAAAAGAGTTTATTAAAGAATGGTTAGAAAATTCTGAAAAAGATGTATTTGACATGATACGTGCTAAGATTGACGAAAATCGTGCATCATGGAAACTACCTTCTAATCATGTAACTTGTCCCGAATGCGATACTCCAGGACAGTTTGACGTAGATTTGGATCAAGCAAATTTTTTCGGAGCAGCCTAATCAGTTTATCTAACGAGCAAATTGAAGAGTTGCTGGTTAGGCTTGATAACGAATGTAAAGGCTTTAAAGAAAACTTGTTTCGCATGAGCTGGTACATGCGAGGCGGTGTAACTGTAGATCAACTGTTAAATCAGTTTAGTCACGAAGACCGCCAAATGATAACTTCAATAATAAACGAAAATATAGAGGCAACTAGAGCTACTAGAATGCCTCTGCTTTAAGTTATTTTTTACCAATCCCCTGTACAACATCGTCATACGACGTGCCTTGAGGTAATGGCTTAGAAGTGTCAACTTCGCCTGATTGGCCGGGAGTAGAGCCTGCAGGTGCAGTAGGTGCTGGTTGATTAGTTTTTTGTGTCTTTTTTATCTCTTCAATGGCTTCGTCCATTGTTTTTGTGGCGATCTCTTCCCATCCAGTCATATCGGCAAAAAAGTTAGATACTTCTACAACAGCAGGATCAATCCAATGCTGTGCTATGCCCACTGCAAATCTATCCCACCAAGGTTGTACTTGCATTTTTTGTAGCCAATACGCAGCCACTGTTTCAAAACCTAGAACAGATATCACATATCGTGTTCGTTTTTCCATTAGACCGAAGCTTAGTAAGCCAAATGCCCAACTCATATTTGATCCTATTGCACGGGCTAGTGTTGCTCCTAATCCTAAAGACATTAGTTTTACTATTTGTGTTTCTGTTCGTTCACGTATTAAAATAGTGTGTTGTTGAGGAGTAATATCTTTTTGTGCTAATAGCTTGTCAAAGTATAACTTATCTAACCACCAATCTTTACCTACTTGGAATACACCCCATGCCTTTAAACCGATAACAGCATTGCCCAAATATTTTTCATAAGACTCTATAACTTCTAAGTCATGTATTAACAATCTTGACGGAACACTATTAGGAAATTTTCTACGTATGTAATCGTACCACGAACCGTTAGCTTCTTTTTTAGCCTTCATCATATTGTCAAAGGCTCTTGCGGCATCAGTTTTGGTTGTTGATGCTGGAGTTTCATCACTTGTAGGTTTACTATCTGTTCTACGAGGATCAGGTGTTGTACCTCGGCCGGCGCCTGCTTTGGTTTCAGCTTTGGCTATACCTCTTTTAGCAATTTCGTCTAATAAGACTTTCATGTCATCCGCGCTTAAACTAGGATCTAGCTTATCTCTTAAAACTGCATAGGGATTTGGATCAGCTAGTTTGCCTTCGCTACGTGCTTTAAGCACAGCTTCGGCATATTCATCTGAAGATTTTTCAATAAAAGGTTCTATACGATCAAACCATGCTGGACGAAAATCTGGATCAGTCCTTGGTCTAGGATTTGCTTTATCTTTAGTAATCATGTCCTTAATAAAATTCCACATTTTCTCAGCCATACTAGGGCCTCGTCCAGGGTTTACTTCATTAAGTTGCTTTGATTCAGAAATTATGTCATATATCTTCATAGTAAGTCTCAGTAATGATGTATTTATTATTGTTTTAAAGAAGAACTTGCGTTCTTCTGTTCTTCGCTTGCGCTCGAACTTTTCTAGATCTTTTATTATATAATCAAGTGCGAAGCACTTAGATATTATCTAGATTGTTCAGTCACACTTAGCCCGTTTCCGGGCTAAAAAAATAACATTATCTGAGTTGCACAATGTCACACAGCGTTAGAGCATTACAGTGGCGGTTGGCCTGTACCACGAGCTCTGTCTTATACCAGCGGCGGGTCTGTACAAATACGCAGTCACTTGTACAGCCGTGGGGTTTTTCTCCCCTCATTTTGCCCATGTTTTCCTTTTCCAACAACCAAATCGCAGGTCTTATAAGCGATCCTCATCCTTACGGGTAGTGGTTGAGTGCTCTTAACGGCAAGAGTCTTTCCTCCCTGTGATCCTAGATCCAGGTTTCCGAGCGCACGAAGTTAGCCTGCGCCAGCTTTAACCGTTTAACTGTTTGCCTTTGATGTGTGAGCCGTGTACACGAACAGAGATTTGTCCGTTGTAGTAGTCATCTGATTCTAATACTCGCCTTGAGAATTGTTCTCTTGCCTCGATATAACTACATTCAGCCTTGGATGTGCAGTAGTAAAGTATTTCTCGTTTGAAATTTTCTGCGCCTAGTTGTTCTACGTCTTTGTTTAGCTGGTCGTTGCTGCCATAGTATTCACGCCAGTCAGAATCAATTTTAGATTTAATCCGCTTTTTCTTCTTGATGCCGTTTTTTTGTTTTACTGTTTTATAAGTTGTTTTACTAAATTTTGCTAGTTTTTTGCCTATATACTTGCGACCAGTGATGCTATTAGTGATAATGTAAACGAAGCCTATACACTCTTCGGGTAAAGTTTCGATTAAGTTATTTTGATAATACCATGACATGCACTTAGTTAGTGTTTTCGTCGTTGCCTGTCTGTTGTTTTTGAGCCTTTTTTATTTTGGTTTGTTCATTTAAATCGTAACGCCACGCCATGATACTGTCTCGACGTTTGCTACAAATGCGCCTTATTTCGCTGAGCCAATATCTAGCATCCATACCGGATCTACGTGTGCCCTTGTTGACCCACTTTTGATTGGCTTCAAAATATTGTCTAAAAGCCCTCATGAGTTCATCATGCGACTCTTCTTCTCTTCTCACAGCGATGGTCCAGTCTTGTTCTTTTCTGCTTCAACTACTACGGTCATTCTGTAACCTCTAAATCGTTAGCATAGCTGGTAAAGCCATTTTCTTTAATAACTTTTAAGACATTATTAACACGACCAATAAGTTCGTCCTTGTGACTGATTAAGAATATGTTTTTCTTACGTTCACGTGACATTTTCTTAAGTACTGCTAGGGCATTTTCAACACCTGATGCATCTAAGCCATTGTCAACTAGTTCGTCAACAAACAACAAGTTGATGCTTTGATATAGACTTTCCCATACGTCTCGGAATGCCCATGATAAACCAAGGATTAATCGATTGCGCTCACCGCGCGACAAGTTATCAAAATCTAAATCTTGACCAAGTTGTGTGATTTCTACAGATAAGTCGTTCTTGAATACTACAGTATGCGGCAAGCCCATACGATCTAGATAATAAGTTAATCTATTATTCAAGTAAGCTAAGTTTTGGTCAATAATCTTTTTACGGATAAAGCTATCCTTACTTGTTAACAGTTTAAGCAAAAACTCTTGATGTTCTTTTAAACTGGTTAGATCATTAACACGATCCCATGAGATAGTCTGTAGGGCAGTATCAGTTAGTTCATCGATTTGCTCTTGATAGGGATCAATCTCACCAGCTTTGATAGTCAGTTGTGTTTCCAGTGTTTTAAGATTGTTTTGATGTTTTAGTGCTTGCTCAACAGTGTCATAATAAGTTTCTGGCCTGCCGTTAATGTCACCTATTTCATTTAGCTCTGCTGTAATTTTAGCCAAGTCAGCTACTACCTTGTCGTGGTATTTTTTAGCTTCGTCTAGATGCGCTTGTGCCTTAGTTGACATTTCTTCATGCTTGTGATCATGTAGCTCTTGCTCACAAGCGTGGCATTTTTTGTCTTTCAACTTAGCAAGCTCGTCAGCGTACTTTTTTACGCTTCGCTCCGCTTGCGCTGTCGCGCTGTCTAACGTAGCCCGCTCCTTATTGAGACTCTTGATTTTAGCGGCCTGCTCATCATAGACTTTAAGTTCTGCATGTTTAGCAAGCTCTGCATCAATATCTACATTTTCAAGTTCGATAATAGCACGACCTATTTTTTCTAGATCGTTATCTCGTTGAGTATTCCAAGCACCTTGTCTAGTAATCAAACTATCAATGCTTTGCTGGATTTTTTCGTTAGACTTTTTAGCCGCTTCAATATCTGCATTTTCTTGATATATTTCGTCTTTGGTCTGACGAATAAGCTCTTTGAGAGCTTCTGCCTTTTCACTAAGCAATGTAATACCTAGCAACTGCTCAATGATCACACGTTGATCATTGGCTTTCATGCTTAAGAACGGCTCAGTGTAAGTATTAAGGGCCACAATATTTTTAAACATGTCATGACTCATACCCAATAGATCATCTAGATCTTTTTGTGTCTCTCGCATGTCACCTTGAGCATCGTCAGTTTCTTCCGTTGCCTGCTCCTGGTCGTTTACATAAAACTTTAAGACATTGGGTTTTCGTCCACGTTCAATGCGATAATCCATTCCGTCTTTTTCAAACGTTAAGGTAACCAACATATTTTTATTGTTAATCTTGTTAATAAGATTATCTTTTTTAATGTTAGTTAACGCAGTACCAAACAAACTATAGCTTAGTGCGTTGACAATAGTAGTTTTACCTGTACCGTTACGACTACCGCTGTCGTCACCACCTTGGTCTAAGTTTTCACCTAGCACAAGTGTAAGATTTTGTTTATCAAACACAACTGCCTGTGTTTGATTACCTACGCTCATAAAGTTTTTAACTGTAAGTTCTTTTATTTTAATCATAAGCTATTATAAATGGCTAAAAGTGTATTCTTGTCAAACTGGTCGGAATCAATATTAATAATTTGACTACTGACAATCTGGTCTACACTTTCAAACGCTTGAATATCAATATTATTATTGATTTCAATATCTTTCTTTTCTGCAATCAATGTAAGTTCACGAATATTATAATCCGTAATAAACTTTTCTTTAATAAAACTTGCCTCTTCAAAGCTGATATCAATGTCTAGTGTAACACGTAAATGTTGCTTGGGCAAGATAATTGTGTCCGCTTCATCAATAAGCTGACTCAGTTTAACTGTACGAAATGTAGGTTGACCAGGCCACGCATGATATTCTGGAGTACCGTCCCATTCTAAGATCATCATGCCGCGCTCATCATCCCATGCATCTGCATAGTTGTGCGGAAACGCATTACCGATATAGATCATGTTTTGTTGTTGCTGGCGTTTGTGGAAATGCCCACTAAAGCCCAACTCATAGCCCTTAAAACTATCCAGTTGAATCTCACCATGGTCTGGCATTTGTACCATTGCGTTCATAAAGAAGCTGGGCAGTTCAAAGTGACCAAAGATATACTTACCACCTTTCTTACCTACTGATTTCCATTCGTCACCAACAAGCCACGGGCATAGTGTAACATCACCGATAGTAGTAGGCTCGTGTATAACAGTAATACCCGGAATATACTTGCCAAACTCTACAGAGTGGATATCTCGTTTATCTTTATAATAAAGATCATGATTGCCAGGGAAGAAATAAAAGTTATCAAATGCCTGTCCAAGTTTCTCCAGTGCTCGAAGTGAGTAGTCCATAGTAGTGATATTAAGACTATTACGATTGTGATGCCAGTCCCCCATAAATATTCCAGTATCACACCCTTCCTCCTTTGCTTTAGTAATGTACCAATCTACAAAATCTTCGCAGTCTTGGTTATGTACGCTACTGTTAGATTTTAATCCAAAGTGAATATCTGTAAAACACGCTACTTTTTTGAATAAACTCATTCACTGCTTTCCTCATTACGTTTCATTGCGGCCGCATGTTCACCAGCACCAGTACGACTGTAGCTAGGATTCATACCATTTATTTCCAGAATATCATCGCGAATATTTTGATTACGTTTCTCAATATTAATAACCCTAACAAAACTATTAGTAACCGCGGCAGTAAAATATGCAAAAGGATTATCGGATTTCGATTCATCAAACTGTAGTCCTATTTGTGTAAGTTGTAGAATAGCTTGGCCTTTCATTTCGTCGTTGTAAGTATAACCACGAACGTTGCCGCGTGTAGCATAACGCTCACACAACTTAATCATCATACGGGCCAGTGTATTAGTAATAGATCCCGCATCTTTGTCAAAGTGCCCTTTTTCTAAATCACCCTTCCAGTGACTTTTACCAACGCAGACTAGTTCATCTTCATCGTTAAACTTCCAGTGTTGGAACGGAGGAAAGTTAACTTTATCGCGATGATCTGCAAGACTTTTAGGATTTTTCTTGCGTGTATTGTTTAACGGAATATGGTCGTAAGTCATGATTCTAAAGACTAAATCCGTCTTAGCGATCTTCTTATAGTCGATTTCACAGTCAGCTTGTTTGACTTTTTGCCCGTCTTTTTTGCGGGTAGCATAGTCTAAATCACCTATTCTTTTGGCTTGATTTCTTTTAGCTTCTGCTACTGTACGTATGTTTATTTTGTCCACACTCGGCAAAATAATATCATATTGATGATACTTTGGATCGGTAAAACTACAGTATGATGTCTTACTTCTGTGTATTTCTAACAACATATCTTTATTGTTTAGATAGTTAACTTTTGCGGTCATGGATCATTCCTATTTTAAGCTATTATAAACTACGCGGTTAATAAAGTCAAATAAATACTTGCCAATGGAGAAGAAATATGAGCCTTTTTGATACAGCACAAGGTATAACATCTAAGGTTGGAGCCGCAACAGCAACTTTTGGAGCACTTTCTGGTGCCGGAGCAGTTGTTAACAACCTTAAATCGGCTATCGATATAGGCAGTAGTACAGGCAGTTTAATGGAAGGCTTGCGAGCCGTTAACCTACCCGCTGCCGGTGAACTGATTGGCGGCGTTATGGCCGCAGTATCATTGTTTGACAGTGACACTAACAGTGATGATTGGCGTGTAAGATTAAGTATGCCCAGCTGGCCTGCATTTAGTTCTAGCCCAGTACTTAAACCGTTAAAAGAAACCGGTGGTTTAATATTTCCTTTTACTCCACAAATTAACATTAGTTCATCTGCCAAATATAGTGCAGTAAGTCCAACACATAATAACTTTGATTTCCAAGCCTATGAAAATAGTAGTCCCGGAAGTATTTCAATAGTTGCACCTTTTAACGTTGAAGATGCAAAACAGGCACTGTACTGGATTGCGGCAGTACACTATTTAAGATCTGCATCTAAAATGTTTACAGGTCGTGATAGCCTAGCAGGTAATCCTCCTCCAATCGTTACACTCAATGCCTATGGCAACTATGTGTTTAAAAATGTTCCAGTTGTTATCACAAACTTTAGTTGTACACTAGATGCACAATGCGATTATATTCCAACAGACGTAGTTGGTAGTGCGTTAGGTGTTGCAACCGGTATATTAGATAACGTTGGCGGACTTGCAAGTTCAATAGGTGGACTAGCAGGATCACTTGGCGGTATTGGTAGTGCTGTTAGCAGTATAACAAATACTATCAGTGACGTTACAAATTTAGCCGCCGGCGTAACTAGCCTACTAGGCGGATTAGGTATTGGCGGATCAACATCAGGCGGCCAAACTTATGTACCTACAAAGAGTTCATTCCAAGTTACATTACAACCAGCATACAGCAGAGCCAGTGCTAAAAACTTTAGTCTACAACAGTTTGTACAAGGCGGCTATATGTCAGGTAAACCAGGATTCATTTAATCTATATGGCAACATACTCTCAATCAAGTCCTTGGTTCAATACCAAGATGAATAAAAATTATTTAGAAGTGCTGTCTATTAGAACAATCAGTGCAGAAGCAGATGACTTTCTCTACACTATCGAAAGCCAATATACTAATAGACCTGATCTGTTGGCCCATGACCTTTACGGTGATGCCGGACTTTGGTGGGTGTTTATCCAACGAAATCTTGATGTAATTCAAGATCCTATTTTTGATTTTGTTCCGGGTGTAAAAATTTACATACCTAAGAAAAGTAAGTTAACTGCATTATTAGGAATATAACATGGCTGGATTTGATGTAATACCGGCAGTGACCAGCGCCGTAGAAAGTGCTAAAAATATTTTTCAAGCTGACGGACCTGCAAAAGGTTTAGCAGACTTAGGAACCTCCATTAAGGATAAACTTAGTGGAGCAGTAGATTCAATCACAAGTATCTTCAGCGGAAAAAATATAACACCACTGCCGTATCCTTTACCTCTTCAGAACATATTGCACAACTATGCAACCTATAACTATGTGTTTAGTATTGGTGTATTAAAACCCGAAGAGTATAACTTTCCTGATACAACATATAAAGCAGGTAAAATCCCTCAACTAATTTTAAAATCCGGAAACTCAAATCCAGATAATAGAGTTAAAACAGCCTACGGCAAGTTTGATTTTTTTATTGATAATGTTGTTATTGACGGATTCATCGGTAACGATAGATCAACAGGTAACACTAATGCTAACAATATATCTTTTCAAGTAACTGAACCATATAGCATGGGCTTGTTTATGATAGCAATGCAAACTGCCGCAGGCGATGCTGGTTATAAGAACTTTAGACAAGCTCCTTTTATTATGATTATTGAGTTTAGGGGCAATACTCAAACAGGTATAGCACAGAAAGTTCCTAACACAACCAAATATCTTCCTTTTAAACTCAGCGCCATATCAATGAAAGTTACAGGTAAAGGTAGTGTATATTCTTGTGAAGCAGTTCCTTACAACGAAAAAGCATTTAGTAAACAAGTATCAAACTTAAAAACTGATGCTAAGATTGTAGGAAAGACTGTGCAAGAAGTACTACAAACTGGTCCTGAAAGTTTACAAGTAGTAATGAATAATCATTATAAAGAACTAAAAGATAAAGGCGTAGTAACAGAACCAGATCAAATTTTAATACTATTTCCTGATGAAGTTGCTTCAGAAAGCGGCGGAGCATCGGGCGGAGATTCTGATAAAGAAAATGATGCGCCTGCTACGCAGTCAGACTCGGGCGGTGCTGATGGAGATTTATATAAAAAATTAGGTGTTTCTATCAGTGCAAAAAATAAGACATTGGTCCAAGATGAAAAAAAATGTAATCTTATTGGACAAGCAAAAATGGGTTACAGTAAAGAACGCAAGCCATCAACTCCCACAGCTAAATCCGATAAAGTATATAACAATACAACCAACGTCGATGTTCGTGGTAAAATGAGCATTGATCCAGAACTTAGTGAGTTTAAGTTTACCCAAGATACAAATATTATCAATGCAATAAATCAAGTTATTTTAGCCAGCGAGTTTGCAACTGAAGCAATGGATCCTAAAAATCTATCTCCGCAAGGATACCGGGGCTGGTGGAAAATACACACTCAAACATTTATTATAGCAACTGATGCTAACTTAAAATCTACAGGTACAGAACCAAAGTTATATGTATATCGTGTTGTACCTTATAAGGCACATGCTAGTAAAGGAGCCCCACCAAATGCGGCAATCCCAGGATTTGCTAAACTTAAAAAAGAAGCAGTCAAACAATATGATTACATTTATACAGGAAAGAATGTAGACATTTTAAACTTTACTATTGATATTGAAAATACTTTTCAAAGTATGATGTTAGCTGACCTTGGAAACAAAACTGCCGATGTTAAAACACAAGAAAAAGATTCTGCCAGCACAAAAGAAAAAGCTGATATTGCACCAGTTAAAGGTGTAACACCGTCAACAGCAGGTAAAGAAATCCCAACAGAAACTTCTTATAGTGCAGTTAAAACAAAATCAGATAATAAAGGCGGAGGCCCCTCAGAAACAAACAGTTCACGAGTTGCTAAACTTTTTCACGATGCATTAATCAATGCAAAAGACCTTGTAAACTTAGATATAGATATTGTTGGCGATCCGTATTACCTTACTAGCAGTGGTATGGGAAACTATGTTGCAGGTGAAACTGATCATGTAAATATCAATGCTGATGGAGATATTAACTATTATACCGGTGATGTTGATATCGTAGTTAACTTTAGAACACCGATCGACATTAATCAAACAACCGGATTGTATGATTTTGGAAAATCAGTAGAAGTACAACAGTTTAGCGGATTATATAAAGTTACCAATATTACTAGCACATTTAATAGAGGTAAGTTTTCGCAAAAGCTAACAGGGTTTAGACGCCAAGGCCAATCTGATTATAGAAATGCAACAACGGCCAGTGTGCCGACAGCAACACCGTCAACTAAATCAGCACCGACTGAATATGCAGAAATACAAGGACCACCACCGGGTGTTCAGGTGTTTGATGACGGATCAAGCATTCAAACAATGGATGATGGCTCAACACTAGTCACAGACAAAGACGGTAATATTAGTTCAACTCCGTCACCAGATTAAGGAATATATGGACGATAACTTAGAATCACGGCCAGCAGAAGACTCGATATCCGGATCTCCGGCAACATCAAGCGGCCCAATATTTGCCACTGTTAAGGGACACCTTGACCCTACCTACATGGGTCGTTTAACAGTTGAATATCTAAGACCAGGTTCTGGAAATAGTCTTACAGATACAGCAACAGCAACAGTTGATATGATAACTCCTTTCTATGGAGTTACTGGAGTTGACTACGTTGGTGAAGATCCTGATGACTATAATAACACACAAAAAAGTTATGGTATGTGGTTTGTACCACCTGATATTGGAACCACAGTGCTGGTTATTTTTGTTAATAATGATCCAAAGAAAGGTTATTGGTTAGGATGTGTGCCAGACCAGTTAATGAACTTCATGGTACCTGGCATTGCGGCAACGTCATATGTTGTTGAAGATTCTAAGACAGTTGAAGCCGATCGATTACCAGTTGCAGAGTTTAACAAAAAGATCAACGAAGAGTTTGGCGGTGATCCTACTAAGATTAAAAAACCACAACATCCGTTTGCTGAAGTATTAGATCAACAAGGCTTGCTTAAAGATGATGTTCGAGGAATAACAACCAGTAGCGCCAGAAGAGAAACTCCCAGTATGGTATTTGGTATTAGCACTCCCGGACCAGTCGACAAACAAACAGGCGCCAAAAAAGGTCCACGGGGAACTAAAGAATCATTATCACCAAATACGTTTGTAAGTCGTTTAGGCGGAACAACATTTGTAATGGATGACGGTGACGACAAGTTCTTGCGTAAAACACCTGCCAGTGAAGGACCACCAGAATATGCCAGTGTTGAAAACAACGAAACAGATGGCGATGTTACAATACCTCACAATGAGTTAGTGCGTATTAGAACAAGAACAGGCCATCAGATTTTGTTACACAATAGTGAAGACTTAATCTACATTGGCAATGCTCGCGGCACAACTTGGATCGAAATGACTAGTAACGGTAAGATTGATATCTATGCTCAAGACAGTATTAGCATACACACAGAAAATGACATCAACGTTACTGCTGATCGAGATATTAACTTTACAGCCGCAAATGATGTTAACATAAATGCTGGCAATAATATAAATCAACAAGCAGGCGCTGAATACAATGTAAAATCAGGCGGAGCTGCCAAGATTAATCCAGGCGGAAATTTTGTAGTATTGGCAGCAGGAACCGATATTGATGGCGGAAATATTAATTTAAACTCTGGTGGTGCAAGTGCGGCCAGTCCGGCACCTAAAGCAACAAGAATACCTCAAGCCGAGCCGTGGAGTGAACACGAGAATACAGATCCTACAAAGTTTACAGCAGATCAAACACAGGCAAAAGAATCACCTGAAGCGGCAGCAGAAGCTAAAGGAACATACTCAACAGCAACAGATACATTTGCTAAAGAGTTTGCGGCAGACCCCGAAGACCAAGAAGAAGAAGAAGGTGGACAAGAATTATGAGCTCAAACGCAAGTTTATATGACAAGATAGTTTTAAAATCGCCAGCAGTTGCTACACCAACTGCGGCCAAAACATATAAAGGGTTTAGTACGATTAGTACAGAATCCGAAAGTTTTCATTTATATGACCTAGCATTGATTCGACAAGATATTTTAAATCACTTTCATGTGCGGCAGGGCGAGCGGCTAATGCAACCTCGCTTTGGCACAATCATATGGGATGTCTTGTTTGAACCGTTAACTGAAGATCTAAAACAAGCAATAATCAGAAATGTTACTGATATTATCAACTATGATCCCCGTGTAAATGCTGAACAAGTAACGGTAACAACCTACGAAAGTGGCATACAAATAGAGTGCAGATTAATATACCAACCATATAATATATCACAGGCAATGCAGTTAAAGTTTGACCAGAACAACGGTTTACTAGCACAATAAGTACGCGGTTAATTTTCACCGATAAATACATTTATTAGGAACAAGTATGAGCTCAACCGATAGACAAAATAGACTGTTAGTAGCAGAAGACTGGAAGAAAATTTATCAAACCTTCCGCAATGCAGACTTTCAAAGTTATGACTTTGAAAATCTACGCCGCACTATGATCAGTTATATTCGTCAAAACTACCCAGAAGATTACAACGATTATATTGAATCAAGCGAATATCTAGCTCTAATCGACCTCATTGCGTTCTTAGGACAAAGTATAGCTTTCCGTGTTGATTTAAATGCTCGTGAAAACTTCTTAGAGCTAGCAGAACGTCGTGAGTCAGTACTACGTCTAGCACGTATGTTAAGCTATAATGCTAAACGTAACGTAGCTGCCAGCGGTTTATTAAAGTTTACTAATATACAAACATCACAAACAGTATTAGATAGCAACGGAAGAAATCTAGCAGGACAAGTTATTACTTGGAATGACCCTGCAAACCCCAACTGGTATGATCAGTTTATACGAGTAATAAATGCGGCTCTTCCGCAAACTCGTCAGTTTGGTAACCCAGACGACAAAGCATCAATATATGGCATTCCTACAGAGCAGTATAGAGTTAATGGCGCTAATACTAATATTCCAATCTTTGCTTTCAACAAGACTGTTGAAGGTCAAGGCATGAGTTTTGAAGTAGTTAGTACAGTATTTTCAGGCGAAGATTATATCTACGAAGAACCACCAAAAGTTGGTAATAAGCTGGCATTTATATATCGAGACGATGGCAAAGGAGCCGCTTCGGGAGCTAGCGGATTTTTCTTGCAGTTCAAACAAGGAACATTAAACACAGGCTCTTTTACAATCACACAGCCTAGTAACAATGAGTCAGTTGACATTGATGCAGTGAATATTAACAATGATGACGTATGGTTATATAAACTTGATCAAAATGGATCTGAGACAAGTTTATGGAATCAAGTTCCAAGTTTTGAAGGCAATAATATTATCTATAATAGCCTAAAGAAAAGCATTAGAAATATCTATGGCGCAGTAACACGAGCCGGAGACAGAATCAGTTTGGTATTTAGTGATGGCACATTTGGCGACTTACCACTTGGCACATTCAGAGCTTACTATCGTGTAAGCAATGGTTTTGCCTATACAATCAATCCTAGAGATTTACGCGGCATTACGATTAGCTTACCTTATTATTCTAATAAAGGCCAACTAGAAAGTTTAACAATAACTTTAGGATTACAAAGTTCAGTAGCAAATGCTAGTCCTACTGAAACTAACACTAGCATTAAAAACAATGCGCCTGCTACTTACTACACACAAAATAGAATGATAACAGGCGAGGACTATAACATTAGTCCTTTAAGTGTTAGCCAAGAAGTTTTAAAAGTTAAAGCAGTTAATAGAACTAGCTCAGGAATAAGTCGATATTTTGATCTAGTAGATCCAACAGGCAAATATAGTTCAACAAACTTATTTTCTGATGATGGTATTTTGTATCAAGAAGAGTTTACTGATAGTATAAGATTTTCTTATGCTAATAAAACAGATATTGAAGGCATTATATACAATAAAATATTTGACATCTTAGCAAAGCCTAGTTTAAGAAACTATTATTATAATAAGTTTGTTAAGGTAACTACGTCAAGTCTTAATATTTCTTGGTATAACGCCACATCGGATACCGGTGTGTCAACTGGTTTTATTGGTGATGCTTACGATAGAACAGTTTATAAAGTTGGCGCCTATACTGCAAACGATTTAAAATATGTTGAAGTCGGTTCTCTTGTAAAGTTTGTAGCACCAGACGGCTATTATTTTAATACAAAAGATAATAATGCTATTGTGGCAGCACCAGTTGGTGCAATACCCCTAGGGTATAAAACTTACCTATGGGCAGAAGTTATTTCTATTTCGGGTGACGGTACAGCCAACGGCACCGGGCTGTTATCTACAGGATATGGTCCAATAGCATTGAATGATATTGTCCAAGAAGGATCTCTTATTTCTAAGATCATTCCTAAATGGAGAACTGTTATTGACAGTTCAGTCATTACTACAATGATTGATTTAATATTTGCAAATAAACCATTTGGATTAAGATATGACACTTCATCTAAATCATGGCAAATTATATTTGAATCAAACTTAGATTCATTTAACTCGTTTACATTAGGTAAACAAGGCGACATTAGTAATCAACAACTAGATTCTAGTTGGCTATTGTTGTTTACAACTGACAATGAGTTTTATACAGTTACCAGCAGAGAGCTACAATACATTTTTGAAAGTGATGCTAACATTAGATTTTATTTTGATAAATCACATAAAATTTATAACAGCAAAACAAACACATTGGTTAAAGATAACGTTAAACTATTAAGCATTAACACAGTACCTGATTCTACAACAGCGTTTACCTACGACTTAAACTGGGATGTGGTTTCTGAATATGTTGGCTTAGATGGGTATGTTGACACTAAAAAAATATTGATTACCTTTGCAGATTCTAACGACAACGGTGTAGTTGATGACCCTGATCAGTTTACTAATGTTGTACAGCCAACAGTAAATCCTTTATCAAAATATGTTGTCTTGCAAAGATATACAATAGAAGCAGGACAAGAAGATTACAAATATGTATCAAATGACCCGTTAACTGGCTCAGTTATCATATTAACTGCCGAGTCTGAGATTCAAGATTTTAGTCAGTATAGTGATGGACAATATTTTTATTTTACCAGCACTGGCATTGTTAAAAAATTCACAGCAAGCACAACAACGTTAACGTCGTCTCTTGCATATAAAGTGTTTGTTGGTAGAGATAATCTTAAGTTTCAGTACATACATAGTGCCGATTACGAATCTCGTATAGATCCAGGCTCAAGTAATATTGTAGATATCTTTATCTTATCAAGAAGCTATGACACAAAATATAGACAATGGATTGCAGGATCTATTTTAACTGAACCATTACCTCCTAGCTCTGATGAACTTTATAACATTGTATCTTCATCGTTAAATCAAATCAAATCTATCAGTGATGAAATCATTTACCACCCTGTAAAATACAAGGCATTGTTTGGTGCAAATGCCCCAGCTGATGTACAGGCAACATTTAAAGTTATTAAAAATGCTTCACAAGTTATTTCTGACAACGATGTAAAATCAAAAGTGTTAAGAGCAATAAATCAATTCTTCATTTTAGAAAACTGGGATTTTGGAGATACTTTCTATTTCTCCGAACTGTCAACGTATGTAATGAATCAACTAGCACCAAATATAACTAACTTTGTTATTGTTCCTAAACAGAGCAATCTTACATTTGGTAGTTTATACGAAATCAAAGCATCTTCAGACGAGCTGTTTATAAATGCAGCCACAGTAGATGATATTGAAATTATTTCAGGAATAACTGCTAGTGCTATTAAAACAACAACTGCAACGGCCCTTGTATCAAATGCAATCGGCCAACAAACAATAACAAGTAGATAACGGAATAACAATGGTCGATAAAACTAATCCTACTGAAAATAATATTTCAAACTTTTTACCTCGATACTACCGTTCCGACGCAAACAAAAAGTTTTTACAAGCTACTGTTGAGCAGTTAGTAAAACCTGGCAAGGTTAAAAAAGTTAATGGATACTTAGGTCGTCGAAATGCAAAAGCAAGCACCGGCAATGATATCTTTGTGGCATCTCCTACTCAGGTAAGAGAACAGTACCAGCTTGAGCCAAGTATTACTATCAACGATAAGTTTGGAACTACTGAGTTTTTTAAAGACTATCAAGACTACATTAACCAACTAGGCGTGTTTGGATCAAATACCGGCAACCATAGCCGATTAAACAAGCAAGAGTTTTATTCATGGAATCCTCATATTGACTGGGACAAGTTTGTTAACTTTCAACAGTATTACTGGCTACCATACGGTCCTGAAAGCATTAAAATTTATGGACAACAACGTGCCATAACTAGTACATATTCTGTCAAGTGGGAATCAGAGTTAGGCAGTAAAGAATATATTTTTACACCTAACGGTGTATCTAGAAACCCAACCATTAAGCTATTTAGAGGACAGACTTATCACTTTGACATTAATAGTCCCGGTGAGCCGTTTAGTCTTAAGTTTGCTAGATCACCTAGTAAGTTAGATCGTTATGTTGCGCATCAAGCAGTTAGCGACTTTGCAGTTGAAGTTGGCACAGTAACATTTACAGTACCTGATGATTGTCCAGATGTATTATTTTATGTAAGTGAAAATGATATTAATCTTGGAGGCGTTATCGAAGTATTTGATATAAAAGATAATACTGAAATTGATGTTGAAGCAGATATTGTAGGAAAGAAAACATATAAACTGCCAACAGGACTACACCTAAGTAATGGTATGAAAGTTCAGTTTGGCGGCAATGTTGTTCCAGAAATATATGCCACCGGGGCTTTTTATGTTGAGGGAGTCGGTTCAGAAATTAAACTAATACCAGAAGCGGCATTGGAGTTAATATACCCTTATACTGATGAAGTTTCAGTACTGTTTGATGACGGACAGTTCGATAATCTTCCATTTGGTAGTGCAACTGCCTACGCAGGAAAGCTAGACTACATTGTTATAAATCGAGGAAGCAGAGATAAAAATCCTTGGTCTCGTTACAACAGATGGTTCCATCAAGATGTTATTAATGCCGGCGCCAAATACAATGGATCTATAGCATCTCTTGATCAAAACACTCGAGCAGTAAGACCAATCATTGAGTTTGAAGCTGACTTAAAGTTATTCAACTTTGGTCTTGAAGCAGGCCCAGATGTTGACTTGCTAGACGACTTTACACAAGATGTATTTTCAACGATTGAAGGCAGCATTGGTTATAGTGTTGATGGTATTCCGTTAGTCGAAGGGCATAAAGTATTATTCACTGCCGACACTGATCAACGTGTAGTAGGAAAAACTTACCGTGTAACTTTTATAACAGTTCAAGATAGTATTAAAGAAACTAGATCTCGACAAATTCATCTAGTACCTATTAGCGAACCAGCAAAAGATCAAGTTGTTGTAGTAAAACAAGGACAACTACACCAAGGAACAATGTATTGGTATACAGGTACAGTATGGAAATCAGCACAAAATAAAACTAGCCTTAATCAAACACCATTGTTTGATGTAGTCGATTCTGAAGGTTATAGTTTTGGAGATACATCAGTATATGATGGTTCTACTTTTGAAGGTACTAAACTATTTTCATACAAAGAAGGAACAGGCACTATTGATGCAAACTTAGGTTTTGCTCTATCCTATAAAAATATTAATAATACAGGCGATATCGTTTTTAACTTTAATGCTATTACTGATACGTTTCAATATAAATCTATTGAAAAGATTTTACAAAAAAATATCAGTGTAGGATATTTTGTAAAATCATTGACTAACAATCAAATAGCATATCTTAACGGTTGGCAAGTTAGTACCGTAACAAACTATCAACCTGCTATTAGAATTTATAAAAACTCTAATAAAGTAAACAACTTTGATTTAGATATATTTGACAATAAATCAAACTTAACTGACCTTGAAGTTAGAATCTATATTAACGGCATACGACTAGATAAAACTCAGTGGTCAATCGTTGACGGTGCAGTTTACAAAAAAATAATCCTTAATACTGATATTGCACTAACAGACGTACTTACTATTAAAGCATTTGCGTTGCAACCTATTAATCAAAACGGCTATTATGAAGTTCCAATAAACTTACAAAATAATCCGTTGAACAATACAATGGGTGATTTTACACTAGGTGAAGTAATCGATCATGTTAATTCAATAGTAGATAACTGTCAGCTCTTTTCAGGTAGTTTCCCTGGAAGAAATAATCTAAGAGATATTGGTAATCTTTCAGCCTTGGGTACTAAGTTTGTACAACATAGCGGTCCTTTTAGCTTGTCTATGTATCATGTTACTTCCACTAATAACAACATTGTTAAGGCCATAGAAGAAGCAAGAGAAAAATACGGACAGTTTAAACGTACTTTTATAACAGTAGCACAAACTATTGGTGTTGATACAGATACTAAATCATTTGTAGATCTTATACTGCAAGAAATTAACAAAGACAAGCCAAAAACAGCGCCATATTATTTTAGCGATTTGGTACCTTACGGCTCTGCAAGCCGTAATGACTTTACAGTAATCGATTATAGGATTTTAACTTATCCCTTATCAGCATTATTTGATGTAAACTATTTGTCAAATAAAGCAGTTGGTGTGTACTTAAACTCTGTACAGTTAATATACGGTATTGATTATGTATTTGATAGTCAAGGATTTGTAAAGATAATAGCACAACTAACTACTGGTGATACAGTAACGATTTATGAATACGACAATACTGACGGGTGTTTCGTACCACCAACACCGACAAAACTAGGCATCTGGCCAAAGTTTGAACCAAAAATCTATATTGATACGACCTTAGTGACTCCACGAAAAATGATTCAAGGGCATGATGGCAGTCAAGTATTAGCATATAGCGATCCAGACCAACCAAATGACTATCGAGATGAGTTGTTATTAGAACTAGAAAAAAGAATTTTTAATAATATTAAAGTTGAGTATGATCCTGCAATATTCGACATACTTGATGTAGTACCAGGCTATAATAGATCAAATGACTATTCTCTTGATGAGTTTAACGAAGTATTGGCTCCAAGTTTTTACAAGTGGACAAGTTTAATAGATAAAGATTTTACAAAACCTTTAAGTTTTGATAGGAACAATCCGTTAACATTTAACTATAGGGGCCATAGCGCACCTGATGGCAGAGAAACACCGGGCTATTGGAGAGGAATATATCGTTGGTTATTAGATACTGACAGACCAAATATTTGTCCATGGGAAATGTTAGGGTTTAGTATTGAACCCGCTTGGTGGCAATCTGTATATGGTCCTGCACCATATACAAGCGATAACAAAATTTTATGGAATGATCTTTCAGAAGGTATTATTAGAGAACCTAATCAGCCGATTGTTCGAAACACAAAATGTGTTCGACCTTTCTTGAAAGACTCAATACCAGTTGATGAATTTGGAAATATACAGAGTCCATTGTTATCTAATCTAGCAACAGGAATCATTACAGCGTCGACTAACGGAGACTATGTCTTTGGTGATGTGAGTCCTATAGAAGCCGCCTGGAGACGTAGCAGTTATTTTCCGTTTAGTATATTACTAGCATCAATGCTACTAACACCGGCAAAAACTTTTGGATCATTAATCGATCGTTCAAGAATCGTTAGAAACTTAACAGGTCAACTAATTTACAAAGATACAGGCTTGCGTGTTCGTCCCCAAGACGTGGTGTTACCAAACATTTATTCTAGCTCAACACGAACACAAACAGCCGGTATTATAAACTATCTTGTTGATTACATCCTCAGCGACAACTTAAAATCTTACGATCAATATGTTTACGATTTAGAAAACATTGATTTTAAAATAAGTTATCGTATTGGCGGATTTACTAGTAAAGAAAAATTTAATCTTTTATTAGACAGTAAAAATCCAACAGCAGTTGGTGGAGTATTTGTACCTCAAGAAAACTACAACATAATATTAAACAGCTCAAGTCCTGTTAAGAAAATCACCTATAGCGGTGTGATTATAACAAAACTCCAAGACGGCTACGAAGTAAAAGGTTACAGTAAGATCCAACCCTATTTTAAATATTATGCTTGGACGCAGTCTGGAAGTACATTCAATGTCGGCGGAATATCTGAAACGTTTGTAACATGGCAAGCAAACGAAAGATACGTGTTAGGAAAAATTGTAAAATATAATACACAATTTTATAGAACAACAGCAACACATATTTCCAACGATACATTTAATGCAGATGCATTCCAAAAACTTCCATCCTTGCCAGTTATTGGTGGTCAAAATGCAATCTTAAGAAAACGTTGGGATCGAACAGAAGAAATTGTTGTACCTTACGGAACTAAATTTAGAGATGTACAATCAGTTGTTGATTTCTTATTAGGCTACGGTGAATGGTTAAAAGATCAAGGATTTGTATTTGATGATTTTAATAATGCTCTTGCACAAATTTCAAACTGGGAAACTAGTGCAAAAGAGTTTATGTTCTGGACTACACAAAACTGGTCAAGCGGACAAGACAAGTGGGCCGATTGGGATCCTGATAATGCAGTACCTTACGGATCTATTGTTAGATACAATGGTGATTATTACAGAGCATTAAGAGGTCTTGCGGCAAATCCAATCTTCCATGAAGAATACTATACCAAACTTGACGGACTAAGCACAGTCGGTAGTAGCGTTATTTCTTTAAGTCCGTCTGCTGGTAAAATTACCATCACAACAGACTACACTGTGGTAGATGATATTTTAAATCTATTCAACGGTTATGAAATATTTGGTGTGGATGGAACAAAAATTGAACCAAACTTTTTAGATTCTTATAGAAAAGATAATCTAACTAGCTATACACCTCGCGGTGATATTGGTGTATTCGGCGCAACATTCTTTTTAGTACAAAAAGAACATGTGTTAATATTAGATAATACAACATTATTTAATGATACAATCTATAATCCAGAAAGCGGCTATAGACAAGAAAGAATAAAAACATCAAGCTATGTAAGTACCGAATGGTACGGCGGATTTGATGTTCCTGGATTTATATTTGATCAAGCAAAAACACAAGAATGGTCGGCTTGGACTGACTATGCATTAGGCGATATTGTAAAATATAAAGAGTTTTTCTATAGCGCCAACTCTTCTGTTGTAGGAACTAGCGAGTTTGATGATGCAATGTGGATCAAACTATCTAAAGAACCAACGGCCAGATTATTACCAAACTGGTCATATAAGGCAGCACAGTTTGAAGACTTTTACAGTTTAGATAGCGGAAACTTTGATGTAGGCCAACAAAAGATGGCACAGCATTTGATTGGTTATCAAAAGCGCCAATATCTTGAGAATATTATTCAAGACGATGTGTCAGAGTTTAAGTTCTACCAAGGTATGATTATTGAAAAAGGCACACAGAATGTGCTGACTAAACTATTTGATGTACTAAGCGCAGAGGGCGAAGAAAGTCTTAAGTTTTTTGAAGAATGGGCAGTGCGTGTTGGACAATACGGCGCAACTGCGGCCTTTGAAGAAATAGAATTTATTTTAGACGAATCTAAGTTTAAAAATAATCCACAAGGCTTTGAACTAGTAAATGCGATTGACGATACTAAGATTGATTTTATCATAAGACAAACATCTAATGACATTTATTTAAAACCATTAGGTTATAATAATTCGCCTTGGCCACTGAAACAGATAGATAATCCTTACTTAAGAACACCGGGGTATGTAAGAGCAGACGAAGTTTTATATACTATTAACTCAATAGAAAATATTACAGATGTCGATGCTAGTGGCAATCCTTTGTACCCAGTATCGTCCTTTGTTGATGGAACATATATTTGGTGCGGCTTTGAAGGAAGGGGCTGGAATGTTTATAGATTTACAGATGCTCCTTACAAGATTTTAGATGCAACATATTCTAATTCAACACTTACTATTAAAACTGATAAACAAGTTAGACTTCCAGTAGGTACATGGGTAGCATTTGATCAAGTTACAGGATTCTCTGGTTTTTATAAAATTAAAAAAGTTACGTTAGATTCGTTTACTGTTTCTGCAACATTAAAAACACCTCCAGGAAATCCATTTGCAGAACAAAGTACTGCACTTATGGCGTATCTATCAAGCCAACGAGTAGAATCAATCGACTCTGCAAATTTAATCTTGACTCGCAGATTAAACAATAATGAAAAATTGTGGACCGACAAAACTTCAACGGCAAACTCTTGGGCAGTATGGGAATATTCCCCAGTTTATGCACGTAAACAAATCAACGACCCAACACCGACTGCCGATGGAAAATTTGGTCGTTCGATCTCTGTAAGTAAAGACGGGTTGTTTGCTATTGTATCAACTGCTAATAAAGTTGTTATTACATATGATAAAGTCCCTGGCACATCTTTATGGCTACAAAGACAAAGTGTGTTTATACCTTTTATTCATCGAATAGCTGATCAGAATCTGCAACAAGATGGATTCTTTGCAGAAATAACATCAATATCACCTGATTCTAGTTGGGTAGCATTTGGATCACCTAACACCTCTGCAGCCGCAAGTGCTTATGTTGGTGTATTTGATGTAGGTACAGGGTATACATTAGGAAACATTGTTGTAGATGATTCTACTTTAACAGCATGGGAAGCTAAAAAAGCAGTCCCTGCAGGGTCGATGTTAACTGATACTCAGTACTGGAAACAGCTTAACTATATTTCAACAAGTATAACAGGCAGTTCTTCGGGATTGCTAGCACAAGGTGCAGTATCGTTGTACCAAAAAGATACGTCAAACACAATAGCATTGATAGCCACCGTTGTTAGTCCTCTACCTACACAGAACGAATACTTTGGTTCAAACTTATTATTTGGTAATAATAATTTATTTGTAACAGCAAAAGGTGCAGGCTCGTCAGGTAGGATATATCAATACACATATACATCGGGGCTTGGTTGGGTGTTTGCATCAGTAATAGAGTGCCCAGGTCTTGTCTCTGGAGCTGAGTTTGGATACAGCATGTCTATATCTACAGACGGCACATTGGCAGTTTCAGCACCAGGAATTAACACAGTCTTTATCTATTCAGCAGATGATTACACTGTTCCCGCAAAGACATTGACATTGCCAGTAAACTTGTCAGTTGAAGATTCTCCAAGATATGGAGAGGCAGTGGCAATATCTGACTCTGGAACATACTTGGCTGTTGGTATACAACAGTTTGACCTAACAAAGATTGATCAAGGCGAAGTTAGAGTGTACGACTTGTCAGTAACAACTCTTTTAGTAGATTCACCGTATCAAACATTATTAAGCCCACGCCCAGAAGCAAGCGAATACTTTGGGTCTAAAGTTGCGTTTATGAATAACGAAGAAACCATTGTGATTTTTAGTCCCAATGGAGATAGTCTACTTGAAACAACTTTTAATATTGATGGAATAACAACATTTGATAATCGTACTTTACGTTTATTTGAAACTGATATTGATAGCGGTCGAGTTGATGTTTTTGATAGATATATCAATAACTGGGTATATAGCGAGTCCATTGATCCAGGAACAGATCCTGTGACAGGGGAGTTTTTAATATCAAGTAACGATAAATTTGGATCAGGATTTGCAGTTGCAAACAATAGTATTATTATTGGAGCTCCTGGTAACACATCAAATAATGTGAGATCCGGAAAAGTTTATAGTTATATTAAACCGGTAAACACATTATCTTGGGAAGTGATACAAGAAGCAGTACAAAAACCTGATTTGTCAAAGATTAAAAAAGCATTCTTATATAATAAAAAGACAAATAAACTAGTATCATACTTAGATGTTATTGATCCAGCACAAGGAAAGATTCCTGGAGTTGCAGATCAATATTTAAAATATAAAACATTCTTTGACCCAGCTGTTTATTCAGTAGGAACAACAGATGTTACAGTTGACGACGGCCAATCTTGGACTGATAGTCAAGTTGGCACTCTCTGGTGGGACCTACGACCTGCTAAGTTTATTGATAGTTACGGCGGTGATGTAGTATATAGAAATAGCACATGGAACACGTTATTCCCAACTGCTACTATTGACATTTATGAATGGGTAAAAACAAAATATCTACCAGCTGAATGGGACAAGATTGCAGATACAGAAGCAGGATTAACCAACGGCATTAGTGGGAAATCATTATACGGTAATACTGTTTACAGTGTGAAAAAACGCTATGACAGTATCAGTCAGTCGTTTAAGAATACTTACTATTATTGGGTTAAGAATAAAAAAACTATTCCTTCTATTGGTGATAGATCTTTATCAGCATCAGATATTTCTCTGTTAATAGCAAATCCTAAAGGGCAAGACTACAAGTATATTGCATTGACTAGTGCCAACTCTTTTAGTATTGTTAATGCACAATCTTTATTAAATGATAAAGATGTTGTATTGTCAGTGCAGTATTGGACCACTGAACAAACTGATCAAAATATTCACAGTGAGTGGAGATTAATCAGCGAAGATACAAATAGCTTTTTGCCAAAACATATTGAAGAAAAATGGTTTGATAGTTTATGTGGTAAGGATAGTAACGAGCGTGTGGTCCCAGACCTTGATCTTCCACCAAAATTAAGATACGGTGTAATGTCGCGTCCGCGACAAAGCATGTTTGTTAACAGATTTGAAGCATTAAAACAACTAATAGAACGTGCAAATACAACATTATTAGAAACATTGATTGTTAATAATAAAGATATTTCAGATCTAAACTCATATGATCTAGAACCAAGTGTTGTCACCGGTCTGTACGATTTTGTAGTAGACACAGATGCTGAGTTAAGATTTTCAAATGTATCGGCTGTAAAGTTAGCAGTCATCACACCAATAGTTAGTAACAACGGATATATTACAGGCATTACCATTATAAATCCTGGTAACGGATATATCAATGCTCCCTATATTACTGTTCGTGGAAATGGTACAGGTGCATCTTTAAAAGCTATAATAAATGCTAAGGGACAAATTACTGGCGCAACAGTTATTAGTAAAGGTCAAGGCTACGATTCATATACCACAGTTGAAATAAGAAATTATTCAGTATTGGTACATAGCGACAATCAAGCATTAGGACGTTGGAGTATCTATGCATATGATCCAACATTAAAGATCTGGGAACGCTCTAGATCGCAGGCCTACGATGTTAGAAAATATTGGAGTTACGCTGACTGGTATGCAACAGGATTTAATCAGTTTACATTAGCTGATTTTTCAGTAGATACTATATCTGCTATTTCAACTATTAATGTTAGCATTAATCAGTTAGTTAAAGTAAGAACGTCTGGGTCAGGCGGCTGGATTTTGTTGAAAAAATATGCCGACTCTGAATCAATCGATTGGACTCAAAGTTATACAGTTGTAGGTACAGAATCAGGAACAATTCAGTTGAGCAACGAACTGTACAAGTTTGCCAATACTACTTTAGGATACGACGGATCGTTATTTGACGGTGATACGTTTGATAACACTGCTGTTAAAGAGTTAAGAATTATTTTAGATAGTTTAAAAAATAAAATCTTTATAGATGACCTACGTCAGATTTATTTAGATCTATTCTTTACTTGTTTACGATACGCATTTGCCGAGCAAACATATTTAGATTGGGCATTTAAAACTAGTTTTGTAAGAGCACAACATAACGTTGGCGCACTAAAACAAAAAACAACTTATAATAATGACAACCTAGCAGACTTTGAAGCCTACATTGAAGAAGTTAAACCATATAGAACAAAGATTAGAGAATATGTAAGTAGCTACACAGGAGTCGACACTAGCGAGTTATCAGTTACTGATTTTGACATTTTACCAGTAAAAGAAAATGGTCAATATGCGCAAATGACATTGTCAGTAGTTGACGGGCAAGTAAATGCAACACATCCAGAAATATTATCTTACCCATGGAAACATTGGTTAGACAATGTTGGATTTGAAATAACTGAACTTGTTTTAACAGATAGCGGATCTGGTTACATAACACCGCCGGTTGTTCGCTTCCAAGGCGGATATGGGTCAGGTGCTGAAGCTAAGGCCTTTATTGCAAACGGTAAAGTTAATAGAATCTTATTAGTTAGCCCTGGAGAAAAGTTTTATTCAGCACCAACAGTTATACTAGATGGCGGTGTGGGTGTTGACGGAACATCAGCTAAAGCTATAGCAAAGATTGGAAATAGTGTTGTTCGATCAAGTTTAATTAAAATGAAGTTTGATCGTGTAAGCAGAACTTATTTTGTAACAGAGTTAACTGAAAATGAAACATTTACAGGAACTGGCAATAAGACACAGTTTTTATTAAAGTGGGGTCCTGATGTCCGCATAGGAAAGAGTACAGTAACCGTTGACGGAGTAGATATACTACGAGATAGTTATGTTCTAACTATAGCTAAAAATACAACACGTGGTTATACTGCGTATTACGGAACAATAACATTTGATACACCACCTGCAAAATCTAGCATAATAAAAGTTTCTTATATTAAAGATTGGTCATTGTTAAATGCCCCGGACCGTATTCAATATTACTACAATCCCACTACTGGGCAAGTAGGAAAAGACTTGTCGCAACTTATGACAGGTGTTGACTACGGCGGCACTATTATTACTGGATTAGATTTTAATGTATCATCTGGCTGGGATAGTTTGCCTTATTTCTCCGATGGATGGGACTCCATTGATCCAACATTTGATGATTACATTATTAGGGCAGGGTTAAATGCTAATGTATTTGAGTTGCCATATATACCAGAAGCTGGAGTTGAGATAAACATATACCATAACAGCACAAGGATTGACGATCTAAACTACGGAACATCAGAACCTGTAGTAAATCTTAATGCTACGATGCAGACATTTGTTGGAGATGGTATTAACAGTACTATTACATTGCCATCAATATCTGTGACCAAACCAACATCTGCAATAGTTAATAATAATACAAATGTAATAACATTGCCTGTAGTTGACGATATTCAAGTTGGTAGTTTATTGCTATCACCTGATGTAATACCTACCGGAACATCGGTTGTTGCAGTTACTAGCAACTTAGTAGCTATAACACAAACTGGATCTATTAGCGGAACTACATTAACTATGTCTGGGCTAACAGACTCTTATATAGGTATGTTAGTAACAGGTGCGGGAGTACAACCTAATACATATATCACTAGTGTTGACCTTGCTATTATCGCGCAAGCAGAAGTTCAAAAGATAGATGTATCAGGAGTTGCAACAGACCAAGTAAGTTTCTTAGGCCAACCGGTATTATATTCTGCAGAAGATGACATGGCATCGGACACTGTTATTAAAATTGCTGCCGACCGAGATGCAATTATTGAAACTTGGAATACTGCAAACCCCGATAAACAGATTGCAAATATTGAAATAGATTTCACTAATCAGGATGCCGGAGGTAATCTTTCTGGAGTTGGAGCAGATGCAGAAACTGGACAGTTCTCTTGCTTATATACTCGAATAGTAATAGGACAACCGATAATGGTTGTTGGCAATCTTACAGGAACAGCAACTATTGATGGCTATGTAAACCCAACAGTGTATTATGTTGTTGATACTAACGGAACTACAACCTTTACTATTTCTGCTATTGTTGGCGGAAGTCCTGTGTCTACTACTGCTGGAACAACCAGCGGGTTGACCTTTACTAAGCTAGCTATTAACTCTACTACTTTAAAAATTACCTATGCAGATAACGCAGGGGATGTACCAGTTATATCGTCAGCAACTAGTAACGGTATAACATTTAGTGAAAGTACTAGTCTTAACATTGGAGTTGAAGGTGCAATATCAACGGCACAGGTTACAGTAAGTCAAACAGTAGCATCAACTAGTCTCGTATTTAGACCAGTAGTAGAACTATCAAACTCTACCCTGTCTGCTATTGCTGACGGTAAAGAAATATATTTTGGATTGGAGCCACAGTTTACCTATGGAATACAACCTAAAGGTACAGACAAACTAATAATGAGTTCTGTATTTGGTATTCATATTGGAGATATACTAACAACTTCTGTACCATTTTTAACTACTTCAGGTATACCTGTTAATACAACAGTAACCGCTATAGATATTGTAGCTAGCACAGTGACATTATCTAATAATGTTACTGCATCTATACCGGTAGGAACAGAGTTGACATTCGGTTACAACAGATTATACTTCCGTAAGAGCACTAGCGATGGTAGTATTAAACCGTTAGAAACTGATTATGATACTGCCCTGTCCGGCGGAGCATTTGAAGGCACTGCGTTAACCAGTGCATCTGGATTAGCCGCTGATGACATTATTCTCGACGGCGATGATTTTATTACCCCAACAACGAGTCCAGCAACTGAAGAAGTAGTGCCAGGCCAAATTACAGATGCGGTAGCAATCAAAGTATTTTACAGACCAACCAGCGGATCTGCTAACATTAAAGTTGACAACTATCGTGCAGACGGTGAAACTTTAACTTTTGGTATTTCTCAATATCCAAATAGCAATCAAGCAATAATAGTTAAACTAAATCATCAAGTATTAAATCCGTCAGAGTTTACATTAGACTATAGAAACAAAACAGTAACATTAAATGTAACTCCGGTTGCCGATGATACAGTTTCTATATTCAGCTTTGGATTTAATGGTGACGGTGTATTAGATATTGACTATTTTGTAGGCAATGGTTCAACTTACGAGTTTATTACTAAAGCACCGTGGGTAGACTCAACAACATCGTTGATCTATGTTGATGGAGAGCCTGCGGTTTGCGAACTATTTAAAACAGATCAAACTTATGACATTGATAGTTCTGTTGGAATACGATTTGCTGTACCTCCTGCTCAAAATGCAGTTGTTAACTATGTAATCGTTAACGGTTCACAACAAACATTCTCAGTAACAAAATCAGAATCTTTTATTGCCGACGGCGATACGTCATTGTTTACTACTGCAAACAAGATTGGTGAAAAGTTACCACTAGAACAAAATATTTTTGTTAAAGTCAATAGACAAATTCTAGCACCGGCAAATGTAGCATATTTTAAACTTGCAAGAAACAAGCTAACTTATACTATTGATCAAAGTATAGCATTGCCATATACACCCGATATTAGAAATATATCAGTGTTTGTTGACGGGACACTTTTATCTACAGGAGTTGATTACTTGGTTGATTTAAGTGTAATATCTATTACTATTACAAAAGGCGTATATCAAACTTATAAAGGTAAAACTTTAATGGTTAGTATAAGCACTGATCAGCAATATACCGCTACGACTAACTCAGTATCGTTTATTAACAAACCATCGGATGGGTCAGTTGTAGAAATTATTACAGCATACAATCATGATATATTAGATATTCAAAGAGCAGGATATACAATCAACTCAACTTTAGATTACACACCAGACACACCAGAATATTACACATATACTGGATTAAGTAATGGTTATTTTGAGTTAGGTAGATCAGTTATTAGCAGTGAGTATGTTTTTGTTATTAAAAATAAAAATCTACTAACTCCGGCTATTGACTATGTGCTAAACAGTGACAATCAAAGTATTACACTTGCGGAAACACCGGATGTTAATGACAAATATGAAGTTATGACCTATAGTGGTAATATTCATAAATCAACTGTTAGTTACATGCAGTTCAAAGATATTTTAAACAGGACTCACTTTAAACGATTAAGTTTGAGAAAACAGGCAAAGCTAACTCAAACTTTACATTATACTGATACTGTTATTCATGTAGATGATGCCAGCAACTTTGATATTCCAAACAGAGATCAAAATCATCCAGGCATCATTGAAGTTAACGGTGAGCGTATCGAATATTTTATCAAAGACGGAAATACCCTACGTCAGTTACGTCGAGGCACGTTAGGAACTGGAGTACGACCAGTTAACACAGTTGGAACCGTTGTTCAAGATATTGGCCCATCGGAGACAATACCTTATAAAGATACAAACATAATAACTCAAGTTAAATCAGCAGGAACTAACATTGTACCTTTGAACTATGTACCTACTAAAGATACAGTTGTTTGGCAGTTTGCTAATGGTTTTGTTTCAAGTATACCGTCAGGCTACGGTCAATCTAATGATGTTGAAGTATTTGTTGGCGGATATAATACAGATAGCATTTGGTTACCAAACACTGAATACCAAGTTAACGACATTGTAAATGTTGGTAGTTATACATTTAGAGCCATTGTAAAGCATAGGGGTTCCAGCACATTCAGCAGTACAGTTACAACCCTTGATAGCCAAGGTGCTGACATTGAGTCAGGTGTTGCATCTGCTAGTGTATGGAAGTTTTTTATTGGCAATATACGACTAAAGAAACATCCGTTTAGTGCGCACAATGTTAACATCCATCCTGAAAGCACAGAAGGTGACGTTCAACTAGACCCAGACTTTTCAGTTGACGGCACTTCAAAGTCTTTAAGATTAACGCACACACTAGATGAAGGTACAAATGTAACTGTTGTTAAGAAAGTAGGCACAATGTGGAATGAAATTAATTTTGTTCCGCAAGCATCTTCTTTTGATAGCAATACATTTACAATCGATAATGGTTACACTACATTTGATAATAAAAATGCAACATTGCTACAAAATAGCAATAAGGTAATTTCGGAGTTCTTGAAAGCAACCCCGGGAGCATGGTATACACATAACGCTAAATATGGAAACGAAACAGTTATAACATCGTCAACATTTGACAGCTCATCGTCAACGTTTGATGGGTCTAACTCAACATTCGATCAAGGATAATACAAATGACACAGCAGGTAATTAATATTGGTAACGAAGTCAACGACGGTACAGGGGATACACTTCGTACTGGCGCATCAAAGATAAATCAAAACTTTGATGAAGTTTATACAGCATTAGCCAGTCGAGGGCCTCAACAACCAGCAGATTGGAGCGCCACTACCGGTGTTACTCGAATCCTTAACAAGCCAACAATACCTGCGGCACAAGTAAGCAGTGATTGGAACGCAACATCTGGAGTTGCTCAAATATTAAATAAACCCCCATTGTTTAGTGGGGATTACAATGCATTAGACAACAAGCCAACAATACCGCCAGCACAAATAAACAGTGACTGGTCAGAAGGTAATCCATCATCAAAGGCTTTTATTGCCAACAAGCCAACAATACCTGCGGCTCAACTACAAAGCAACTGGAATGAAACAAATCCTGCTTCAAAGGCTTTTATCGCCAACAAACCAACAATACCAGCCGCCCAAATACAAAGCGATTGGGCTGTGACACAAGATAATCGTTTAGATTTTATTAAAAATAAACCAGTATTATTCAGCGGTGACTACAATGATTTAAGCAATCTTCCAACACTTCCAAGCCCTCAAGTGCAAAGTGATTGGAATGAAACTAATAATGCGTTAAAATCTTTCATTGCAAATAAACCAACTATCAACACTCTTGTACCAACACAAACTGGCAATCCGGGCAAGTTTTTAACTACAAACGGTTCAACAGTATCGTGGGCAACCGTTACTGGCACTGGCCTTACCAGTAGAGCTACTCCGAGTGTAACAACTTCTAGTTTGGTATCCGGTGCATCTGCCAATGCTGTGATTACTGGATTTAAAGGTTATGCACTTCTTGGAATAACTGTAACTGCTGGCGCATGGGTAACTGTATATAACAGTACAACTACTAGGTCAGCAGACGCTGGAAGATCTATTACTACTGACCCAAGTCCAAACTCAGGTATCATTGCAGAAGCTATTAGTACTGGTGCTAGTGCATCAACTACTTATTTTACTCCTGCGGTTATAGGTTTTAGTGCTGAAAATTCACCAACAACTAGCATCCCAATAAAAGTTTATAATAATAGCGGATCAACAAATGCTATTACAGTAACATTAATATTGTTACAACTAGAGGCATAATATGTCAACTGATTTATCACCCGCAGACAATCAGCTAATGATCAGTATCTATCTTAAACGAGATAAGCACGAGAACGGTATGACGTTAGAAGAATATGCAAATGGTGTTATTGCAGGCACATTTCCTGCTCTTGACCATGATGCATTTGTTTATCAGTTTGGCGCAGTTGAAGATCAAGTTGCTCTTGTAGTCGAGTGGGCAGTTACAAATAATTTAGAAGTAGTAGAATTGTCTCAAGGAACTGCATCGGTTAAAGTAAATGGTACCGTAGAACAGTTTAATAATATTTTTAATATTACATTACAAACAGTTACTGAAAATGATAGAACTTATTATACACATGACGGCGATATAACACTACCGTCTGAAATAAATGATGTTGTACAATCAGTTATTGGTTTAGATAATACTGTATCGTTTAGAAATAATGCAATTTTAGATACATCAACTCCTGGGGATTTAGAACCAAACTTAATTTCAAACCCTTCCCCTGTTGATCTTTCATATGCATATAAATTTCCTAGCGGGTCAGGAACATATCTATCACAAGGAAAAGGTTCATGCGTTGGCATTATATCTCTTGGCGGTGGATATACTACGCAGAACTTAACCAGTACATTTAGTAGAATAAGCCAACCAAACCCAACAGTTGTTGATGTAGGAGTTGACGGTGCAACTAATAGCCCCAACTATGATCCGTACGGCGGCAACGGTGAAAACATGTTAGACATATATTGTTCAGCATCGGTTGCGCCGTCTGCAAAAATTGTTATGTATTTTGCGCCTAATAGTTTTCAAGGATTTATTGATGCAGTGGCCGCAGCCACAAATGATTCAACAAACAATCCCAGCGTGATTAGTATTAGTTGGGGAACAACTGATTCTAACTTTGTTTATTATGGCTTATTATCTCCATTTGAGATAGCATTACAAGCCGCGGTAGTTAAAGGTATCACAGTATTTGTGGCCGCCGGAGATTTTGGAGTAAGGGCTGTTAATGGTGGCGCCACTTACACCGTTCAATATCCAGCAACAAGCCCCTATGTAATATGTGCCGGCGGCACAGTCATGTCTATTAACAACGATTATTCTATAGCTAGCGAAGTTCCTTGGGGAACTAGCGGTGGAAGTTATGCGGGCGGCGGAGGTGTTAGTGCAGTGTTTAGTGTGCCAAGTTGGCAAACAGGATTCAATAGTAAACTGTACCCAGGCGGAACTGTATCATCCTTAACTGGTAGAGGAATACCCGATGTATCTGCACATGCTACGGGTTATTTTTTCTATTATGGGCCAAGTAATGCTAGCGGAAGTTTTGTTGGAACAAGTGCAACAGCCCCATTACTAGCAGGCATGATGGCGCGATTAAATCAGTTAACAGGTAGACGTATAGGATTTGTTAATACTGATTGGTATAGTGCTATAAGCTCTGCATTTAATGATCAAATAACCGGAGACAATCACGGCGGCAATACTGTAGGCTATTCAGCTACAGCAGGTTGGGATGCTTGTACAGGATTAGGCAGTCCAAAAGGTACAGAACTTTATAAGTTGTATAAAACTGGAACAACTTTTCCTAGGCGCAACGATGGTTTTAGACCCTCTACCGGAGCTGTTTATCCAAGAAATGTTTTGGGCATAAGATAAACATTAAACTAGTAGTTAATAAACATTGATAAATATTAAAAATAAAGAGAGATTACTATGCAGAGTAAAGATTTAACGGGGATTCATGTAGAAGGACATATTAAAATATGGGACCCTTCTACGAATGAAGTACTCATTGACAAACGTAATGCTATTCATTATGAAAATATCAGTATCGCATTGGCACAAAGTATTGCTAATAGCGGTCAAGGATTTATATATCAAATGGCATTTGGCAATGGCGGTACTGCCATCGATCCTACAGGTATTATTACATACTTAACTCCAAATAGTAGCGGAGCAAATGCTAGTCTTTATAACGAAACATATACTAAAGTAGTTGACGATAGATCAAGCAATAACACTGATCCAACACGCAACTACATTGAAACTCGTCATGTAACTGGAACAAACTATACAGATGTTTTTATTACATGCCTTTTAGACTACGGCGAACCTGAAAATCAGCTAGCATTTGATAATACAACTGATAATCAAGGAACTTTTGTTTTTGACGAATTAGGTTTAAAAAGCTATAGTTCAACTGGCAATCAGTTATTGCTAACTCATGTTATTTTTCATCCAGTACAAAAATCATTGAACAGATTAATACAGATTGACTATACTGTTCGTATACAAAGCCTTACTGGCCTAGCGGGAGTATAATAGATGAGCTATCAAGTTAGATTTAGTGAATCAAACAATCCGCAAAAGTCAACTATTGTAGTTGAGGATCAAACTCTTAACACAGAAACTAGTTTAACCTTTGTTGGAAAAAACTATGCAGGATATGCTCAGTTTGTTGCAGAAAACTTTTTACACTTATTAGAAAATTTTGCTAAAAACGTAGCACCTTCTAACCCAGTTCAGGGACAGTTATGGTTTGATAATACTGCAGGTGTTAATCAACTTAAAGTATTTGACGGAACAACTTGGACAGCGGCTGGTAGTGTTAAAAAAGCAACAAGTGCTCCAGCAGTATCAAATAGTATTAGTGGAGATTTATGGGTAGACACTGATAATCAACAACTTTATATGTTCTCAGGTTCTAACTGGGTACTTATTGGTCCACAGTTTAGTGGAGGTTTACGAACTGGTCCAGAAGTTGAAAATATTATTGATGCATCAAATATCAGTCACGGTGTTGTTTCTCTGTACGCAGACGGCGACCGTATTGCTATTATAAGCAATACAGCCTTTACTCCTAAAGCATTGATCGAAGGTTTTACCGCAGTTGGCAAAGGTATTAATATAACAACAGTTGGATCGACTAGTTTAACTAACTCAACAAGACTTTGGGGTATAGCTACTGGTGCAGATTCGTTAGTTGTTAATAATACTTCAGTACCGTCAACTAGTTTCCTACGTTCAGATCAGATCAGTACTACAAACTTTGGATTTAATGTAAGATCTAACAGCGGTATCGGCCTTGGCGGTGACTTGGGATTTAACATTGGTACCGACACTAACTCTGCAATACTATATCAGAAGACATCCAATAGCGTTATTGATTTCAAGTTAACACTTGCAACAGGCGATCCTAAAACAGTTGTTCGTATAAATGCAACTGAAAATACTACATCAGTTGGTATTAACAACACAGCACCACAAGAAGCACTTGATGTATCAGGTGTTATTCAAAGTGACACTAGACTAAACATTACTGGAACAGGTTCTACAAGTATATCAACTGCTGGTGGACTAGCAGTTGCAGGAACTTCTGCATTTAATGATGATTTGACAATAAATGGACAAGTACTTTTTAACTATTTAGATAGTAACGGGAATCCCGTTACAACAAATCCAGTTATAGCCCCATTGACTACTGCTGAAAGCGGAAAGTATGATATTGGAGCCCCAGATAAAACGTTTAGAAATATCTACGCTGAAGCATTTGTTGGTAACTTTACAGGGTCATTCAGCGGAACATTAGCCGGTAATATTAGTGGCTCAGCCGCAAAGTTATCAAGCCCTACATTATTCCAACTGGTTGGTGATGTAACAAGTAATGCTATTAGTTTTAACGGCCAAACTACTGAAGGAACAGCAATATTTAATACGTCCATTGGACAAGATATTATTTCTGCAAGAGATGAAGTACCTTCATCATACGGAACTGACCAGTTTCTCATACTAAGACAGGGTGTTGGCCTAAAAAAGATAACACGTTCTGCAATGTTTTCATCTGCAGCCACAGTACCAACCGGTGCAATATTTCCATTTGCAGGAATAACAGTACCGCCGGGGTACTTGTTATGTGACGGCAGTGAAGTTAGACAGTCTCAATATCCTCAGTTATTTGCAGTTATTGGGTATGCATACCGTGATATTTCTTTACTAAACGGTGCAAGTACATTTGCACTACCAGATTTACGTGGTCGATTCCCACTAGGTAAAGATAGTATGAATAATAACCTTACTGTACCAAGTAAGGATAATAGTACAATTTTAATTAATGCGATACCAAATGATCCTGCTGATCGAGTAACAGATGTTACCGCTGATGTAATAGGTGCAGGTAGCGGATCAGAAGAGATCAATATAGATATTAATAATATTCCAGAACATTCTCATAACTTGCGAGGAACATTGCCAAGTGGAGAAGTTGGAAATCAATATTATGCATTTAGAAACGTGCCTGGTTCGCCAGCTGATGTTGATGCCATTCCCGGTAACGGTGCAACTGGTGAAGGCCTTGGACAATACTTAACAGACAGCGGTGGTATTTTAACCGATGCGTTATCAGTTAAAGATTTAGGAACACCATTTAATGTAATGAATCCATATCAAACTATTAACTATATCATTTATACTGGTATTTTATCATGAGCTATATTATAAACAAAACAGACGGAACAGTATTAACTGAAGTTGTTGACGGTACTATTGATCAAATAACAACTGATTTAACGCTTATTGGTAAAAACTCTAGTACCTACGGTGAGTTTTTAAATGAGAACTTTGTAAAACTTTTAGAAAATTTTGCCAATACTAGTTCTCCTACAAATCCTATAACCGGTCAGCTTTGGTTTGATACAACAGAAAACAGATTAAAAATATATGACGGCAGCGGATTTAGAGTTAGTGGTGGCACACTAGTAGCATCTACCCCGCCTAGCGGACTAGTACAAGGTGACATTTGGATTGACAGTAATAGAAAACAGTTATTTTTCTATGACGGTACTCAACTTACATTAGCAGGACCTCCATATACAAACCAACAAGGTCTTACTGGTCTTACTATAGAATCAGTATTAGATACAAATCAGATTAGTCATACTGTAGCTTTTTTATATGTTAACCAAACGTTATTGGGTGCATTTAGTAAAGACGAGTTTACTCCCGCAACATCGGTTGTAGGCCTTTCTGGAAAAATTTATACTGGATTTACTGCTGGTACATTGTCTGGAATGGAGTTTAAAACTACAGCAACTAAAGCAAAACAGTTGATTGCTACAGACGGTTCAATATTTACAGCAGAAAGTTTCTTAACAAAAGTTGGAAACGCTACGGTACAAGGGAAGTTTACTATTTTAAATAGTGTTCCTTTGGTATTAGGCCCTTCTCAAAATACTGAAATCAGAGTAACCGACACTAACTTCAACATAGTAGCCAACAACTCAGGTCAAGACTTTGCTATAAAAATTAAAAATGGCGCTGTGATTAAATCAGCTATTCAAGTCAAAGCAACTACAGAAAGAGTTGGTATTCTTACAGATGCTCCTACAGCTACTTTAGATGTTAACGGTGATACTCGTATCAGAGGTAACTTAACAGTAGAAGGTACATCTACTGTTATTCAAAGTTCTACATTATCTGTAACTGATAAAAATATTGAACTAGCAAAATCTGATGTTCCAACCGACACACTAGCAGATGGAGGCGGCATTACATTAAAAGGCACATCGGATCACACAATTCTTTGGTCTAAAGACGCAGTTGATGTTGCAAAAAGCAACTGGACATTTAGTGACCACATTAGTTTAGCTACGGGAAAAACTTATAAAATAAACAACGTTGATGTTATAACAGCAACTTCGTTAGGTAATAGTATTGCCAGTGCTCCTGGTTTAAGATCATTAGGTAATCTATTAACATTAACAGTTGATAATATTAGTATTAATGATAATACAATCAGCGCAAATAATAATGATGGTAATATTGTATTAAATCCGGCTGGTTCAGGTTATATTGATGCATCTAACGCAAAACTTAAAAATCTAGCAGATCCTGTAGATAATCAAGATGCAGTTACTCTAAAATATTTCAGTGAACATATTACTGGTTTTCCTATTTCAATATCATTAGATATAACAGGATTATCGGCAACGACTCCGTTAGTTTATAATCAAATAGCTACAATATTAGGAGATGTATTCCCAACATCAGAGCACCCAGACGGTACACTATGTAGGGTATATGCTACAAGACAAGTAATAACATATCCTGCAATATCAGTAACTAAAGGAACAGCAGGATCTGGAGCAGATATTATTGCATCTTTTGTTACTGTAAATAAAGGCGCATTACAGAATAATCAAACAGTAATGCAAGATTTTTCAATAAATCCGATTAATGCAGGAACAGCTACAACGACATATACAAGAAAACTGTATGTTTTTAAAACTGTTCTAGGAGATTGGGAGTTCTACGAAGAAACTGCCCTTACTCCGTTGCCCACATAACGATAAATACTAGGAACGAGGAATAAACAATGGCATATACCATTAATCATTACGATCAGTCACAAGTTACTGTAATAGCAGACGGTACTATTGATAACACATTAGATATCAAACTTATCGGCAAGAACTATGCAGGATACGGTGAAGTACAAAACGAAAATCTAGTGTTTTTACTAGAAAACTTTGCCAGCGCAACTCCTGGGCCAGCAAAACCTATTAGAGGTCAAATTTGGTTCGATATTGGCGCAAGTAAGCTAAAGTTTTACGATGAAAACGGCAAGTGGCGTACAACTGGTGGTGCCGAAGTTACTACCGGTACTAGACCGACAGGATTATCAACAGGTGATTTTTGGTTCAATGAAACAAATGAACAGTTATATGCTTATGTAAAATCAAGAAACGATTATGTGTTGATTGGCCCACAAGCAGTTGCAGGTAGCGGTACAACACAGATGATTTCAAGAAGTTTACTTGATGATCAAGATCAACCGCATGCTATTATTGAAGCGGTAGTAGATGATGTTACAGTTTACATTATTTCGTCAGATACATTTACTTTAAAAACACCTAATACACCTGCTGGTTTTACAGTTATTAAAACTGGATTAACATTACCATATACTCCCGGATCAGGTGTAAACTCTGGTGTAACCAGTACAGATGTTAGATTCTGGGGAACAGCAACTAACGCTGATAAACTAGGTGGTGTATCAGCAGAAAACTTTGTTCAAGCAGGCGATGCTAACTTTAACAGTCAAGTACACTTTGGTGATATTGGTTACTTATTAGGTAACGATAATAGACTTAGAGTTTTTATCGATTCAGGAACACCGGTTGTACAAAACTTGTTGAGCACAGACATTGTCTTTAAAACTAAAGTTAGTGGAAATGAAAAAACACCATTAAAACTATCTGGATCAGATATGCTGCCAGGTGCAGACGGTGTGTCTAAAATTGGTTCTGAAAGTTTCCAGTTTGCCAATGTATATTCAAATCTATTTACAGGCCCTGCTACAAAAGCTAACAGTTTACAAGTTGGTAATGATTATAGAACCGCAAGCATTGCTTCAAGTTCAAATACAGTACCAGTTAGAGATGCAGACGGATTTATATTTGCATCTGAGTTTCATGGAACAGCTACAGCCGCATACTTTGCTGACTTGGCAGAAAAATATCTTGCTGATGCAGACTACGAAGTTGGTACAGTTGTAGCAGTTGGTGGCGAAAAAGAAGTAACAGCATCTAACTATGGCGATCTCGCTATTGGTGTTGTTAGTGCTAACCCAGCGTTTAAAATGAATAGTGAACTTGAAGGCGGTACATATATTGCTCTAAAAGGTCGTGTTCCTGTTAAGGTAACTGGCGCAGTTCGTAAAGGCCAACGTTTAGTTGCAGCCAATAACGGAACAGCAGTTGCCGCAGTACCTCATGCTAATGATGTGTTTGCTGTAGCACTAGAATCTAATGATGCTATAGAAACAAAACTCATTGAATGTGTAATATTATAAGGATTTAAAAATGGCAGGCGTTGGAACGTTAATTTCGGCAGCAGAGTATAATAATATTCAAGCAAAAATTTCAGTAGTCCTTGGATCAGGTTCTGGTCAAACTGGCTACGGGCAATCGTTACAAAGCGGACAAGTGGTCCCCGGCGATAAGATTCGTGTTGGTCAGTGGTTAAATCTTCGTACAGATTTGCTTAAGGCTAGACAGCATCAAACTGGCGCCGACGAGTCAGGTAACCTAACAATTCCAACTACCAGCATAACAGTATCAGAGGCATTAAGAGTACAGTATAGTGGCTTTGCTGATATAGTTACTACAGATAAATTTATGATTGACGGTTCGCAAGCAACTTTAGAACCGTTGATTACTGGTTCAATAGGTACATGGAACGGTGTTAGAACTAACGTTGTTACTATAACTTTTTCTAGTGCAGATCGAGCAAGAAACTTTTTTAATGCTGGTGGCGACCTAAGAGTAACATCAAGTAGAAGTGGCGGTGGTGGTGGTTCAAAAAATGATACCTGGACAACCATGTTAGATCAGTCTGGTTCTGTTATTATTAACTATACTACTACTATTTCAACAGGTTCGTCACCGGGCACAGTGTATAATATTGGTTTTTACGGGCTTACTACTTCTAACCAAACTATCTATTGGAAGCCTGCGCCAGCTGGAAACTATGCTGCCAATGATTACTACGTTTATGCTAGAAAATCATCGGATGGTACACAAGTTATCATTACATCAGAGTTTAGAGATGACGACACTGGATCTGGTTCAAGTGTATATCCTTCAACACCAGTTGACGAGGATGTAACTGGTACAACATCCAACACTATCCAGATTTTTAGACCCACTGGTTCAAATGTGTCTGTAGCGGCACCTACTGCAACTAAATCCGGATTCTAATCCCCTGCTGTTCTAAATAGATAATTACTTGACAAGCTCAAGTGAGGATTACTATGGATGAACGAGTAGAAAAGGCATTTGCTGTTGCCAACTATATGGCAACATTGTCAAATCAAAAACGCATAATCAAAGAAGAATTTGATCAAAAACTAGCGTTTTACATCAACGGCGGAACTTTCTCAGTAACCCCCGATTTAATAGCATTTACAAAATCGTTGGTTGATTTGGGTCATACCCAAGAAATTACATTTATTGATCTAAATAAAATGCCCATTATGATAAGTGATGTGCAGAAATTTTTACAAGATATTGTTTCAGTTTACTTTGAAGCAGTTAATGAATACAGTTCAAAGCACGCCGAAATTAAATCTAAGAGAAAACTTAGCGATATTGTTGACCTATGACACACGGCATACTTATTTTTGCTCAAAATAATAATGCTATTGATTATGTCAAGATGGCAATTTTTTCAGCAAAACAAGCAATCAAACATTTAAATCTTCCTGTTAGTTTAGTAACTGACAGCGAAGAATGGTTGCGATCTAACTATCCAGATGATGTAGAGATATTTGATAAAATTCTTCCTATTGAGTGGACAACTACTACACAATCTAAAAGATTTCATGACGGTTCACTTGCGTCAAGTACATATGAGTGGAAAAACTTATCTAGATCTAGTGTATACGATTTGTCGCCATACGATAAAACGTTAGTGATCGATAGCGATTATATTATTAACTCTAATGTATTAGCCGACGCATTTAAAAATGATCATGCATTTCAAATATATCAAAAGTCTGTTGATCTAGCAGGTTGGAGAAATACATCTAGTTTTACTAGATTAAATCCTCGATCGATAAAGTTTTACTGGGCCACTGCTTTTGTTTTTGAAAAGAATCCAGTTACAAAATCATTTTTTGATTTAATAAATTTTATAAAAGATAACTGGAAGTACTATCGAACATTGTATCATATAGAAACTTCCACATTTAGAAATGATTATGCTTTTAGTATTGCAATACATATAATGAACGGCAGCGTTGATTACAGTGACTTTGCAGTACCGCTTCCTGGATCTATGACATATACTCTTGATAGAGATATATTTGTTTCTATGACTGATAACAAAATGAAATTTTTAGTTGAAAAGAAAGGTTATCGAGGTGAGTACATTTTTGCTAAAACAACAGGACTTGATGTGCATGTGATGAATAAACATAGCCTCTCAAGGTTCTTAGACGGAGGTCAAGGTGTCTAAAGGTTTCCTAGTAATAGCACAAAATACTGAAAATGTTGACTATGTCAAACAAGCCTATGCATTGGCATTAAGTATCAAAGCAACTCAAAGTACAGTAACTAACATTTCAGTAGTTACAAATGATCCGGTTCCAGAAGAATACAGAAATGTATTTGATCAAGTTATTGAAATCTTATGGTCTGATGATGCAAAAGATTCTAACTGGAAAGTTGAGAATCGTTGGAAAATGTATTATCAATCTCCATATGATGAAACTATTGTACTAGATACAGATATGTTATTCCTTGAAGATATTTCTAGTTGGTGGGAACATTGTGAAGGCAGTGACCTTAAATTTTGTTCAAGAATAAAAAACTATAGAAATGAGTTAATAGAACAAGATACATATCATAGAAAAGCATTTATTTCAAACGGACTGTCAAATCCGTATACTGCATTACACTATTTTAAAAAATCTGATCTTGCACTTACGTTTTATAAAGTCTTAACATTTGTGGTTAGAAATTGGCAGTTGTGTTATCAAAAGTTTGCTCCACAAAACTATCAGCCTTGGCTAAGTATTGATCTTGCCGCAGCCATTGCTATTGAAATAATGGATGTTGAAAGTTTAGTTATTGACAAATATTCTCCGTTAGAGTTTGTACACATGAAACTACCGTTACAAGGTGCCGATACAAACAATGCATATTGGCAAGATCTTTTTTATCAACATTTTAATAAGAACTATGATCTTGTTATAGGAAACTATAAACAACAATATCTATTTCATTATGTTGAGAAAGATTTTTTAAATGACAACTTAATTTTTAAACTAGAACAAAGGGTAAAAAATGGAAGAACTTGATGATGAAATTGAATATCTTTCTGAAGAAGAACTTGCACAAGCTCTAGCACTTTGTTCTTTTACAAATACACACTTTGTATATTTTGAAGAAAACGGTGATATAACCTCAATAACAAATGAGAAAAAACCAGGTAACTCTTCCTACATAGAGTATCGGTACGAAGATGTGAAAGAGTTTTTAACAGGAAAAATAAACCTGTTAGACTACAGGCTAATATTAAATACCAAACACGAGCCGGTTATCATTAAAAAGACAGCCGAAGCAGACTATGTTACATATAGTTTTAAAGTTATAGAACCTTACACAAAAGATCCAGTTATTCTAGTAGTTTGGAATAAAACAGAAAAAATGTGGCATGTATCTATTAATAAACAAATGCCAGTATACTCTGGGATTAATAGTACACTTTCTTTCTTTGTTACTTTTGAAAAAAATATAGATTTTTTAATACGCTCTTTTCATATAGAAATGAAAGACCTTATTACTAAAGATGTAGTCGATATTCCTTTCACTTCTAAGTTTGAAGATGATATAGAATCGATATTGCTTACAACTGGAAAGTTTGTACATTCGTATGGATTAGAAATACATGAATAAGTTAAAAGTTGCTGATTTTGATATTATATATCTCAGTTATGATGAACCAAATGCTGAGAAAAATTATGCTGACCTATTGACAAAAGTGCCTTGGGCAAAACGTGTACATGGTGTACACGGTAGCGATGCCGCACATAAAGCCTGTGCAGAACTTAGTGAAACAGATAGATTTGTTACAGTAGACGGCGACAACATTGTTAGAGAAGAGTTTTTAAATCAAGAAGTTGATTTTGAAGAACATAAAGATTTAAGCAAGTGTGTTATTAGTTGGGCCGGGTACAATATTATTAATGGATTAATGTACGGCAACGGCGGATTAAAACTTTGGCCTAAAGAGTATGTTCTTAACATGCGTACACACGAAAACGCACCCGCTGACGATCTCAACGCCCAAGTAGATTTTTGCTGGGACGCAGAATATATTCAAATGAATAGTTGTTTTAGCGATGTACACAATAATGCCACTGCTTACCAAGCATGGAGAGCAGGATTCCGTGAAGGTGTAAAAATGTCGTTGGATCGCGGGTTACGTGTTAATCCTCTTAACTTTGAACAAACAATACATTGGAAAAACATGCAAAGACTACTCATTTGGTTAAATGTTGGCGCAGATGTTAAAAACGGTTTGTGGGCAATGTTAGGAGCCCGTCATGGTTGTTATAAAACAAATCTATCAAGTTGGGATTATGTAAATGTTCGTGATTTTAAGTTGTTAGATGAAATTTTTAAAGAAGATCTAGAAGGTATTACTGACAATAATATTTTAGATAAGATTAACTTTTACGGCACTGAGCTAAAACATCAACTTGATTTAGATTGTGCTACTCTTGATGCTGATGCAAGTAAGTTTTTTAAAAAAGTTCATTTGAATCAATATCGCAAGGGATTTGGATTTTTGGATAAAGAATGAAAAGAGATATATTTTTTTATTGGACTGGTAAAGAACCTATACATAAATTTGAAGGCGTTAGGAGAGTTTTCCCTACAGCTAGATTTATTAAACTTCAAAAAAATCCAGTTAAAACTGCAAAACATATAGCACACGAATCCAGGACTGTTGAGTTTTGGTTAATGAGTATTGATACAATAGTTGAAAACACTATCGATAAAATAACAATACCAGAATGGGATCAAAAGTATGTTCACGTATTCAACAATGATTCTGTAACAGCATTTTTAGTGCCCAAGGCTTATCAGTATAATGCATCCGAAATAGAGATAGGTCATTTTGAAAATAAAAAAATATTTGAATCAACTGACGTAAAAAATAGACCATATGATATATTTTTCTTGTCATACGATGAAGAGTTTGCTGATGATAACTGGAAAACTTTAGTAAAAAGATTTCAATATGCAGAACGTATACAAGGTATAACTGGTATTTTTAATGCACACTTAGAAGCGGCAAAGAAATCAACTACAGATTATTTTTGGGTAGTTGATGCAGATGCTGCCATTGAAGATACATTTAAGTTTGAATATAAAGTATCAGAGTGGGATTTTGATGTTGTACATATATGGAAAAGTCGTAATGCAGTTAATGGACTAGAGTACGGCCATGGCGGTGTTAAACTTATTCCTAAGTTTATTTTACTTACAAGAGCAGACAAAAACGCTATCGATGTAACTACGAGTATTGGATCAAAAATAACAGTATTTGATGAAATATCAAATACTAACAACTTTGCTGTCACTCCGCTAACTGCTTGGAGAGCTGGATTTAGAGAAGCCGCAAAATTGACCAGTCAAGTAGTAAGTAGACGCAATGATAAAAATACCGCTACTAGATTAGAAGCATGGTGTAACGTCAATCAAAACCACCCGTTAGGTAGTTATGTACTTGCTGGCGCAAGACTTGGAAAAAAGTTTGGTATGCGTAACATCAAAAATAAACCCGAGTTAGCACTAATCAATGATTATGCTTGGCTCGAGTCTAAGTTTGAAGAGTATATTGTAATGTCTAAGCGTATTGCTGAGTTTATGGAGTTAAACCAGCAGCCAGAGGAAAAATCTCAGCAATAACTTTTGCACACTCTTTAGCAACTAGTTGGTGCTCAAGTTGTGTACCATTGGCACTACGCAACTCAATAAAATGAATCCAACTGCGTAGTGTTCCATTCATATACAAACGACTTTCGATTAATCCCTCAGGCAATACAGCACGGGCCTGTTCTTTAGCAATACCATTTATGATTGCATACTCATATGCTTCTCGACATTTTCTAATAACTTCACGTTGGATGTTTTCCCAACCTGCGGCTAAGAAACGATCAGCATCGTTATTCAAATCTAATGCTATACTATTTTGTCTATTTTTCTCGTCTTGGCGTCTTGCTTCGCGTTGTACAAAGTTGAGATCCTTTGTTGGGTCAGCGTAACGCTGGCTAAACTCTTGGAAACTGAAACTTCTGTGGCGCAAGATTTGCCTTGCAATATCTCGTGTTGTCGTAATTTCCAAGCAAGCTGATACCATTTCGAGTGGACTCCAATGCTGGTGTTTGACCAGGTACTTGATAAGTTTTTCGCTTGTTTCGGTGTTGAGTTGATTACTTGGGTTTGATACTCGGGCGCAATAGGCAATGAGTTCTTGCGCATCATCGATCCCTTGATCGGCAAAATCTTTTGTTGGTTGCGAATAGGATAAGAGTTTAACATTCATTGTTTATAACTTTCTTTTTTTCAAAAATCTTTTTGTACTTTTTTCAATATCTCGTTTGACTCTAAAAGTGTCTAACTTAAAATCAATATTTTCGATAGTATCTTCGTATGTTTTAAGTAGTTCAGATAAGTTTCGTTCAAACGGGTCCCAACCTTCTTTTCTGGTTACACTGGTGATTTTAATCTCCCAAGTTTTTCCGTCTTTAAAATTTACCAGCACAGCATAGAGATAGTTAAGGGGAACTACCCTTAACTTTATCTCATTAAATACTTCTGGCCAATGTTCAACTACGTCTTTAGGGAGTAACTTATGACCCGGGCTCACTTCTTCTTAGTAGGAACTAAATCTTCAGCCATACGTCTAAATGCCGCGGCTTCTTTAGCCAACTTGTCGGCTTTAGAGCGATATTCCTTAGCTTGTTGCTCTGGGGTTAAGTTTAAGTTTACTGGTTCTTCAGTATCATTAATAGAACCAGAAGTTGTTTTTGCACTTGCTGGTTCAGCAATACTAGGCTCACCTAACTCGCGTGTTCTAGGCTCAGCTGGGCGTTCTGGTTGAATAGTTAATCCATCAACTGCAATACCGCGTTGTTCTGCAATGATTTGATTTAGTTCAGCTAGTGATATTGAAACAGCCGGTGTAGGTTGCATTTCAACTTGATCAGTGCCAACTTTAACTAATCTATTCTGTGTGTGCAATGCCGAAAGCATAATGCTTCCGTCAGGAAAGTTTGTTCTTGCTAACGCTTCTGCAAACTCGTATGAATCTTGTCCTGCTGTACTTTCAACTAGATTAATCAACGAATCGTGATAGCTATCAGGTAAGTTTTCTGTTGGGATTACTAAACAACTATAAGCATCACCGGGTAACGTTCTATATGCAACTAGGCATTTTTTATTGGTTGCCTTAATCCTACCTACGTGTTTAATTTCGGACATTATTTTGCTCCTTCAGTTTGCTTTGAAACTGTTTCTAAAAATGTAGATAGTTTGATATACGTCTGTCCAACTGCTACCATTTCGTTTGGTTTGAATGCACCTCTAGAGCTAGCAATATCGATAATAGTTTTCATTGCATTCAAATCATTGATATTAAGCTCGGCACCTTGTTCTTGTGCAGGTGCTTTTGGTTGTTCTTGATTTTCTACTTGTTCGGTCATAATATCTCCTTATTCGAAAAGTACTAAGTAATTTATCTAGTTTCTAAATGTGGGCAGGCAATCGTGAAAAAACTGAGTTCTTTCTCTGTTTCAAACCCTACTACTGTAGTATAGACAATAGTATTAGTTTTATCAAGTGACAATCCTTGACCTATATAATACCGCCCATTTAAATTAGATTTAATCCACGCATCTAAATTTTTTAATAATGTTGGATTATATTTGTCAATAGTTGAACTTCGAAAGTGTGGAGCTAGATAATCCACTCTTCGAAGATTAAAAAAGTTTAAAGGGTTTGGCTTGCCATGCTTTAATGCCATTACTTTTTTCCTATAATCATAAACCGTTTATAAGAACTGATTGTTTTTGCACCTTCAAAAAACAACTCTGATAACGGATACATTGTTTTTAATCCTTCGATTGTTTTAACGGTGTTAACGTGCTCTGGTATTTCTAAGTTATTAGATTGTATTAAACATATAGTACCAGCAGGAATATTTTCAAACCAATCGTGTGATTCCATATGTTCCGCACTCGTGTTAATAACACAGTTTACTTCACTAGGATAATCTATTTCATTAACATCTTTAGGGAATGATTTAAACTGCCAATCTTTTTGTTCCCATAAGTTATTAATGGTGTTAGCAACAATACATGCCTCGGGATCTAAATCAAAAGATCGGCATGTGTTTATTTCAATGTTGTCCCTAATCTTAAGAATAAAAAAGAGGGTAGCGTACCACCCTCCTAACAGGTAAACATTTAATGCACCAACATTATTTGTGTTGATGCAGTTTTCTAGTTCTCTAGCGGCCCATATTTTAGATTTAAGTTGACCTGCTGAAAATGCTTCAGGATTGAGTTCCATTATTTTCCTCGTAATATGCATATTCGCCAAACGGAGGAACAATAGTGTTATTACCATGAATAATGAATACTGTATCACAGTAGTTTTCATCACCCCACTCACCGTATGGATAACCGTCTGTAAACATGATGAACTTCTTAGGAGTAATATCCTGTTCTTTCATGTATTCCCAGTTAGCCATAAAATCAGTACCTCCGCCGCCCATGACTTCGTAGTTATCAAACTCGTCTGCACTGTACCCATCAAAATTGGCTTCGTTGTAAATGTTAGTGTCAAAGCACCAAAGTTTGATCTTGAAATCTTTGTATTCTTGCATAATACCTTTGATTTCACTTAAGAAGTCTTTTGCTTGATCGTCACCGATAGAACCAGACATGTCAATGCTAACGCAGATATCAATAGTTTCTTCAAAGTTCATTCCTGGCAATACTGCACCAATGTGCCAACCTTTACGATTAGGACGTTGGAATGTAAAGTCATTACGGATAGTACTTTGGATCTGTTGGCGCAAAATTTCACGCCAGTTCATTTTAGGTTCGGTGAGTTCTTTAATCATGCGTTGGATGCTTGCAGGAGTATTGCCTGCACCCGCCGCCTGTGCCGCTTGAATAGTAGCTTCACGAATCTCATCACGAATCTGTTTGAGCTCGTCTTTGGTATAGCTGGGTTTATTACCTTTACCCTTGCCATCTTTATCACCCCAGTCGACGTGATCATCTAGCAGTTGCCCCAATGCTTCTAACTCTTGCTCATCCATGTCGTCATAGATTTTGTCGTATACTTCTTCCGCACTCATACCGTAATATTTGGTATCGTGAAAAATCTTAATCTCTTTAGGAGGAACTTCACCGATTCGATCTCGAATCAACTGTCCGTTAACACAATAGTCAGCGGCAATATTAAAAATCTTTCGATTACGACCTTCGTTACGACCCATATGGTCAAATACATTATGCAAGATTTCGTGAGCAATAACAAACTCAACCTGTTTAGTAGTAAGGGGAGTAAAAAACTCACGATTGAAGAAAATGCTACGACCATCAGTTGCGGCTGTGGCACACCAATCGGATGCATCTACGATTTTAAGGCGAGTAGCTATATTACCAAAAAACGGATGGCGGAGTAGCAAGCCTACTCGGGCTACAATAATTTTATCAATAACTGGATCTAAATGCGACATATCTGCTCCTAAGTGTTTACTATGTATATAGTATAACACCTCCCGTAGGAGGTGTCAACTATCCTCAAACCGTTTTATCGGCCGTCTTTTTCAGTTGCGGCGCTAATGTACTTACCGAACTTAGCATGGAACTCGTCAAAACATTTAATCTCGTCTGGATCCAATGGCAGTTTGTAGCTAGACAATGCCAACTTAGTGCCCATAATAACTAGCTCAGTTTCAAAATTATCCATCATAAACTGGAAGAAACAGTTAACTTGATCATTCCAGTTTTTGGCTTTTTTGTCGCATGCATCTTTGAGTTCGTAGCAAAGGCTAACAGTCAACGAGTACATTGCTGAAATCTCTTTGGACTCCATTTTCTTAACTTTGCCATTCAAAATATCACCAGGATTTGGCATCTTGCTAGCAATCTTACGATGTGCCATAAACTTAACAGCCAAACCTTCGCCAACTGAACCTGATACCAAATCAGTCATTGTATTTTCGTCAGTGTCATCGTCGTGCAACAACTCGCTAACAAATGACCAGCTACGTGGAGTAGCAAACGAACGTGAGCTAGATTTTGGATCAAAATCGTACAAATCTTTCTTAGAGAAGGTCAAAAAGCCCACAACGTCCTTATGGATTTTGTTTTCAGTAGCCCACTCAAAGTAGTCGTCCCAATCAACAGTCATTTCCAAGTGAACGAAGCGGTTTGCCAACGGAGCAGGCATACGATAAGTAACACCCTTGTCAGTTTCACGGTTACCAGCGGCAACAATACTAACATTGTCGGGCAAATGGTAAGTACCAACACGGCGGTTCAAAACCAACTGATAGGCAGCGGCCTGTACACTAGGAGCGGCACTGTTCATCTCGTCGAGGAAAAGAACAATGTGTTTATGTTCCTTAGCCATCTCTGCATCAGGCAGTTCGCTAGGAGGAGCCCAAACCATTTTGCTAGTGTTTGAGTCAAAGTAAGGAATACCTTTAATATCTGTAGGTTCCCAAAGTGAAAGACGAACGTCAATCACGTGAGCGTCAAGTTCTTCACCCAACTGCTTAATAATATCCGATTTACCAATACCGGGAGGCCCCCACAGGAAAATTGGACGCTTATTTTTAAATGCTTTGCGCAGAGATTTTTTAGCGCCTTTTGGACCAACTGTGCGGCTTACGATTTCGCTCATAATGTTTCCTATCTTAGTTAAAAAAAGGTTGTTACCTAACTGTCTATGTAGCTATTGTACAGGAAGATCTTCAGGATGTCAACAGTTTTTTAAACTTTTTTGAGCTAGTTAGCCAAAATCTTTCATTTCTTTTTGGCGTTCGTTCATTGCTTTTACAAGTCCAAATTTTCGAATGTCATCGGAAAACATATAAAGCTCAAAACTTTTTTTCTCCGAAAATACAGTTATACTTTGGTTTGTAAGATAGTACGGACAATCAATATATCTTTCCAAAAATATGATTGTCTGTGGACTGAGTTCGATTGGCTCAGTAAATGGTATTTCATATTCTTTAAGGTCAAGTTCTTTTATTAAGAACTCGTAACCTTCATCGCTTAATCGAAATGCATTTTTCTTTCCAACTCGATTTGATTGCCACCATTTATGAGAATACAAATCTACATTGGCATCATCGATGCTTTTGCCCCACTGCTGTAAAAATATTTTGGTGAGGGCAGTTCGAGACGTCATTCGATAATCTCGCCCGAAGTTAATTTGACTACTTTAAAATCTTGACTGCCAAATACAAGATTAAGTTTTTTAGCCAAGTTACGTGCATGACCAGGATTAGAAAAACTAACCTTTTTATATTTAGGTCCGGGGTAGCTGGTAAGACTATTAAAGCTCTTAAGATTAAAAGGCTCGCCTTTATAGAACACAGCCCAAATGGCTTCAGCTTCTAAAACTTGTTCAGCCTTATAAGTCTTTTTGTTTATGTGTTCTAACAGTATTTTAGGTTTAGGTCTACTCATACATACGTCCAATAAAGTACGTATATATTTATCCTATTTTTCCTCGAAACCACCACCGTCTAATTCAACGGTTATAACCGCCGGATCACTAACTTGTTTTAGTGCATGGTATAATGTTTCCCAGTCTCTATTCATCTTTTCCATTATTTCTGTTAATGCAAGATTAAGTAGTCGAGCCTGCTGGATAGTCATTTTTAGCTCTTTTTGTTGACTGAGTTCAGCAGTTCGTAACTGTTGTATAAACTGTTGGACTGGAGTTAGATTAATCTGATTTTGCATTTGTCAATACCGTTTTCATTTCTATTTCTGACTTAAAAGGACCTTTGAAAGGATATCGTTCAATAGTAATAGCCTTGGGGCAAAAACTCTTGACCCAACCTTTATCAAACTTGATAACATAGTATCCAGCACAATATAAACTTTTACTAGCATTTGATTTAGTAAACAAAGGTAGTTTTCGTCTTACATCATACATGGCATTGTATGGTTTACAACTAGTAGGGTAACCGTGACACTCTTTTAGTTCGTCACTAATAGTTGTAACTTTAACTTTTGGATTTTTTAAAAAGAATTCTTTACCAAACTGTTTGGTAAGATCATCTTTTTTGTTAAACATCATCTCACCGTTGGTGCTTGATAAAATAAATTTATTGTTTTCTTTTTTATGTAGGGTGGCAATCTTCTCACCGTCTTGTTCTACAATCCAAAACTTACCATCAACAATAGGTTTAGCGTGTATGTCTGTCATTTTATTCCTCTTTATATTTTGCCTGAAATGGCTCAGCATAGGTTTGTATGTTGTCTGCAATCTTTTTCATATCCCAAGTATTGCAGAACTTGAGCATACGAATACCGACTTGATCTACGGTTTTAGGAACGGCATTTGCTTTAATAGTTTCACGAATACATTCTTTAATCTCTGTAGGTTGTGCTGTTAAGTCGCATAGTTGTACATTACGTTGATAGTCTTCTAAGACCCTGTGCTCGACGCCGTTATGGTCGGTCCACCTCTGTAACATGAGATTGTTCCACGAATATCCTTTGGCTTTACGATCTTCGAACGCTTCAGTAAGACCAACTTTGTTTTTAGTACCTTTAGTACGCACACCCGGATACGCCGAGAAGACATTATCACTGGTATCACCACGCATACATTTTTCGAACAGCATCCATTCTGGGTCTTGTGCTGGCTTTGGCTCGCCTGTCTTTTTGTCTTTAACGGGTTTACCTTTAGCATCAAAGATTCCTTCGTGTGTAATATGTAAATCGCCTACACCATTATATTGGCTAACAGTAGGACTAATCAGCTGTGCAAAGTCGCCGTCTGTTGAAATAATAACATGTTTAGCATTTTGGTGACTTTGGATCCACCCGGCAATCAAATCATCAGCTTCTAATCTCGAGTGTTGAAGTACTGTACAGTTAGTTTTCTCGCTAATAAAGTTTTTAAACTCATCAAACGCTTCCCAGAACAACTTATCTTCTTCTTGTTCTTTTACAGTCATTGCACTACGAGTTTCTTGTCTGTTACGTTTATACGGCTCGTAAAAATCCTTACGCCAGCTTCGACCTTCAAGGCAGAATACTACGTGAGTACCACCAAAGTCTTGCCAAGCCTTTTTGATACTGTTAAAGGTGATGTGAAACGCCATGCCAAGTTTAATATCAGCGGCACCTTGTACTACATGGCGGGCACGAAAGAATGTATTTGCAGTATCAACAATAATGTGTGTCATGAAACTTCGCTTTTACCTTTTGAAATTGGTGTTACATTAATATATCCTGCGCCTCGACTAGTATCCATACCGTCTTCGGCTAGCATGTTTCTTGCTAAGTCTCGGAACCAACGATCAACTATTTCTTCGTCTGGGTCTCCATCAAAGCCATAACCTGCTTGTTTTAATTGTACAATAAAAAGGTCATTCCAGTCAAGCTCAAAGAAACCATTACGGATATTATCTTTGTTAACATGAGTATCCAAAACACTTACCCAAGATTCACCTTTAGCAGTTGCCCGTTCTTTTGGAGTCATTTTAGCCAACTCTTCAGCACGTTTAGCTTCTTCTTCTCGTAACTTAGCTTCTTCCATTCTAGCTACAGCTTCAGCTTTTTCTTGCTCTAGTTTTTCAATACCAAATATTCGTTTAATAAATTGTTTCATTAAGTCCCCCACTCATTTTTAAATAATGGCACTTGTAGTCTATCACTATAACGAAGCCCGTGTTTCATAGCCAATAATGCTACATTGCGATTGTTCATTGCGTAAACACTTTCTACACCGCCTACGGGCATCAAATACACATGCCCTTTAAATCCTGCTTGACGATATTCAATAATCGCACTTTGCGCATCTGCAAAATCTTGTTCTGTAGCAACAACAAACTTTAAGTATACTGTGCCTACTTCTTCATATTCACACACTACTTCTGGACAAATAGCATCTTCCCACTTCTCTCCACTACATGGTAACTTAGCACTTACACTAAATGTGATTTCACGTTTCTGATAATCGTGTCGATCCCAGTTTAACAAATATTCTTTAAACTCTGGAGTTAGTTTTTGAGTGCCATTGGTTTCAAATGTGATTTCTTTTAGTCCTGCCATTTTATCATGGTCAAGCAAGTCTGGATAAGCACGTTGCCAACCTAGTAACGGCTCGCCACCTGTAATAACTAGATGTTCATCCTGCCATTCATTATGTGGAAGGATTTCCATAATGCGTTCAACAATGGCATCGCTTGTAAGCATTGGGCTAAGATCTTTAAAGCGAGGATCCCAACTAGCGTAACTATCACAACCTGTACTGACTAAGGGCAACATTTTGTAGTCATTATATTTTGTGGGGTCAATGTTATTTGCTTCTTCGCTTAGTTCACCACGAGGCATACCAAAGCCGGCACATTTAAAGTTACAACCAAATGTACGTAAGAAAACAGACGGAACACCCATGTACCGCCCTTCACCTTGTACGCTATAAAATAATTCAGCGATTTTTATTTTTGACATTTTGTTCCTTCAACTCATCTAAATCTTTAATAGCTGATTGTAACACATTTGTATAGTTAAGAGCAACCTGTTTAGGCATAATAATAACCGCTTCGGAATCTATGTATCCTTTGGTTAATAATGTCCAAATATGATGCCAGCGGGTCTTTGACCAAAAGTTAGTTCGAGTAGTAGTGTAAATGGTTACATTAACTTCGTGATCTGCTTCAATGTCGATCCTGTGAGAGCATTCGTCACTACCACAGGCGCATACTGCATGATACATACGACTGTTGCCCCAATCGTTAACTTTTAAAATACCTTCTGCAGGTTCCTGCGCAGTCATCTTAAAACTTCCAATGTAGAAATTTTAGAAATCTTTTCGCCAAAATCTTCATCTTTGCTGATAATATAAATTTGGTGCTCTGAACGATCCTTTTGACGATCGTACCGACTAAACTCTACAATCTTACCTCCAACAGCATTATACACTTTGAAACATAAGGTAGGGTCACTGTTGATATCTCTTGTGCTAAGACCGTGTGATTTAACAGTAGCGTAACGATCATCAGGAATACAGATATTGCTATCACTATCTAACCAACGGCGGAGTTTACGTTTTAACCAGTTCATAATTTCATTATCCTTTCGATTACTTTCTTCGCATCATCAAACTCACCACGAGCCAACTTAGCTTCAAGTTGAATTTCATATTCGTTACGAAGTTGTCTAAGATACGGGCGCATTTTGTAAGTAGCATAGGGTTGTGTCCATTTTATTGTATACAAGTATTTTGAATTCATTTGCAAGTCTCAATCCACGCATCTAAACGATTTACAGCTTCTTCAAAGTCTACAGCCCAAACTTTAGCTTCAAGTTCACCGTCTTTAACATTAATATCAAACGGAATAACTCCATTGAATCTAAAATCATGTGGCACATTAACACACACTGTAAACTCTTCTAAGTTCTTAGCACGATTAATGAAGTGATCCATTATATCTTTAGCAGTATTCATTAGTCTGTTTCTCCGCCTTCGCTTTCAATAGCGTTTGTAAACGGCCATTGATTGTTTTTGTTTTCTTCCTGCCACTTACGTACAGATTCAGCAAGTTCTTCTCTAGTACGTAGTTTAACATTTTCTTCAATAACTGTGCCATCATCATCACATAGGCTAACTTGGTAAGGAGCATCAATCACTAAATAGTCATCTTCAAGTTGCCAATCGTGTTCACCATCAAACAACCAGCCAGCGCCTCCTTCGTGATATGATGATCCAAACTCTTCTTTTTGTTCGTTAGTAAAGTCATCGCTGTACTCAAACCAGCAGGCATGTTGATCATCTAGTTCAGCACCCCAGCCACAATCTGTGCGAGCATGTGCTTGAGTATCACCTTCTAATGGCAAGTTACAGTCCATGTCTTCTTCAACAAAGCCCTGTCCCCAACGATAGTGGTCGTCAATGTTAACCCAGCTGATTGAACCGTCCGCATTTTCGCGGTACATTTCAATGTGCCAGCAGATACTTTTCTTGTGTAAGGGTTTGATTAGATAAACCTTAGACATTACTCTTCCTTAAAGTCTGTTACATTACCGTTTGCATCTGCAATGATAATACGAGTATTACCATCTTCGTCAGTAACTTCAATCGGTCCCCAGACGTAAACTTCGGTATCTTCTAAATACCAATCGCCTTCGTCTTCAAGAGCGTATGCACCGTTTTCTTCAATAAACTCTCGAACTTCTTCTTCCTTGTCTTCTTCAAGACCTTCGATTTCAATATCACCCCAGCAACCGCCATCAAACATTTCAACAAGCTCTGAACTTTCAATGTTATTACCGGATAGACTATACATATCTAAACTATCTCGGTTACCGTCACCACCTGGCACCTCAATGAATTCAAACTCTGGAAACTTATCATTGTTTGTCTCAACTTGAAACTCACAAAAACGGAATCCGTCCTTAACAAGGACACGACCTTCACCTTCTCTCTGAACATAATGTTCATGTTGCTCGCAAGATTTTTTGTAGTAGGTTTTTACTGTGTACCAGGCCATGATGATCTCCTTAGTTGTCTAAGTCCATTGTGTTCCACTCTTTGATAACATCGAGTAGTTCTTGTTCTGTGTTGCAAACAGTCTTAGTTGTTTTCCAATCTTCTTTTTTGTCACGTCCACCGATTTCAATCATCCATGCATTGTCATATCGATTGATCGTAATAGATTCGTTTACTTTTGCTAGTTTGCTTAGTTTTGCCATTTGTTTTCTCCTTAACGTGGTGCAAATTCTTGTTGTAGTTTAATGTTATCAAAAAACTCTTTTTTAGTATTACCGTCATCTTTAAAAGCACCTTTTAGTACTGTAGTCTGTGTTAGACTAGAGTGTGCCATAATGCCACGATTCTCACAACATCCGTGTGTAGCTTGTACATATACTGCTACATTATCACTTCCTGTAGCTTTTTGTATTTCTCTAGCAATATCATTGCACAGTTCTTCTTGTAGTGTTCCACGTCTAGCACACCATTGAGCTATTCGTGTATACTTTGACAAGCCGATGAGTTTTTGTGCGGCAATGATTCCGATATACGCGACGCCAGCCACAGGCTGGTGATGGTGACTACACATGCTACGAAGCTCACTACGCACAACCAACATACCTTCATATCTATCCTCACTGTCATTAGGAAACGCTGTGGCATCTGGCGGCGCATCATATCGACCGCTCATTACCTCGTTGAAATACATTTTAGCTAGTCGCTTCGCAGTACCATGCGAGTTAGGATCTGTTTCTCTATCGATGAGCAATGTATCTAATACTTTCTCAAAAGCTTCAGTAGCTTCTTTGATTAGAATTGCTTTGTCTTCTTCAGTGACATAGTCGCTGATGTTGTCGCCAGCCCAAAAACGTTTGTTATCGCGTTTCATTTTAAAACGGATTACATCTGCAAGATTACATTCTTCGTAACCTTTGTCGTCGATATTATTATATGATACGGGTTCTGTCATTATTACTCCTATTTGTATATTATATAGGTTTATTTAGGTTTTGTCTATAGCTTTTCGCTCAAAAGAATCCTGCATAGGTCTGCATCTTTTAGTGTTTTGAACATGAAGACCATATGGTCTTCGTATGGCCTATAATAAAACTTATGGCCCGGCAAACCAAATACTTCTAACACATCTGCACAAGTTTGATTCCACCAGTTGTTACCTTGATTGTGCCAATCAACTTTTATTATTTGATCAGCATCTACATTGTCCCACCAATCTGTTTTATTCATTCTGGAAGAGGTCTAAATCGTTGTAAAAAACTCTCCAAATAGCAACTGTACTCTTTTGGAGGATCCCCAGCAGATTCTCTATAGTGAATCCAAACATGACCGTCTGTTTCTACTTCGTGTAGTACAACAAATACTTTACTATCACCACTAGTACCAGACCAACGTGTTCCTTCTTTAATCATTTTTATAATTTCCTTTCTCAGGTATAACATGCCTAACACCGCCTCGAGGATCGGGCATATCGCCAGTTCGTCGAGGTATCATATGTACATGAGGATACATTACAGTTTGACCTGCACTTTCTCCACAGTTTTGTCCAATATTAAAACCATCCCACTTAGCATCATCTATTCCGCTGTAACCCCATTTATATGCCGCTCGATAACAAGCATATAAAGAATCACTATTCTGATAAGTTGGCACAAACAGTAAATGACCTTCAGTAACAGGATAGGCATCACGGAAGATCCAAAAATCTTTACATCGATACTCTATCTCAGTCCAAGGAGCAACTTTTGTTGCTAATGCAGTTTCAAGATCATTCGCCATCTTTTAACATTTTTATTTGTTCAGAGATATATTCTCGATATTCAGTCAATGCTTCGATTTTTCGATCATTGCCTGGTTCTCCTTTTAGTTTATCTAGATCTCTGTCGATCATGTCTAATTTTTCTATTAGTTCTTCAATACTCATGATGTCTTTTTATTAACCCCAAATCTTAAACCAGTGATACTGCCTAACAATAGAAAATAAGCCAACCAAGTTTCTAGTGTATATGGTATGTGTAAAACTGGAAATAAAGTGTTAAGTGACCATATACCTAGTATAGGGCCAAAAACAACGGCAACTATAACTAGAATAATGCCTAAAATAAGTTTAATCAATGCTGTAGTCATAACCAAAAATCCTCCCAGGGATAAACTAACCAACAATCTTCCTCAGCTTTGTTAACTTCCCATACTGAGTAGTCAACTGATTCCTTGCTAGCCAGATTGTTAGTTAGCGTAGCAAAGCGTACATTTTGTCCCCATACATGATCCCAACGATCATTATCGGGAAAACATCCTGCTTCCCAATCTTTTTTAATCCAAGCAATGGTTGAGCCTTGATCATTAATGTCATCAACGATTAGGATATTTTTAGCAACACTGCCTTTGTATGGAATATGCTCGTGTTCTCTAGCACCTTCCATTACATATCCAAATGCATCTTCGGCCATTCCTAAGTCGCTAACGCAATCACCGCCGTCGCGCAGACTAACCATTAATGTTTTCATTGGTATTCCTGTGTATTGACTAATCAATACCGCTGGCACCAACCCACCTCTACTAATACCTACAATATAATCTGGTCGCCAGTCGTCCTTGTTTATCTGCCTAATAATTTCTAGGCAAGCCCCTTGTACTTCTTTCCAGCTGTAGTAAGTTTTTTTCATTGTAGTATAGTTGGTGTAAACTTTTGAATTTTTGATCGATTTTCAGACATGCTATCTACCATTTTATTATAATCCATCTCATCTAGTACTGTTCTGTAAATACTAAGTGCTTGGGTCATCATGATAGCGGCAACTTCTAGTCCACCATATTCTTCAATCATAGTGCTAGTAAAGCCTAAATAATGAGCATATAACTGATCTAACGGATCGTTCATGCTGTTAGACCATACGCAAGTGTTTGCATTTCTTCTTTTGTCATGAAGAAGTTATATGTTTGACTGTCAATAACTTTGCCGTCTTTTAAACTTTCTTGAACCATGTCAATACTAAACAGGCCCTTAGGCATTAGTACTTCGTGTTTCTTTAGAGTAAGCCTAAAGCCTTCGTGTTCTTTGATAACCATTTCTTTGTAGGTATCTCTAACTGATTCATGTAGTTCCATCATCTTCTCCTTTGATTGCTTCAAATGTTCTATACTTGCCTAATGCATTTATGTATTCATCATACAGTTTCTTTAGCTTAGGATGCTTTTTTTCTAGTTTAACATCTCTTTCGGGTATTTGCAATACCTTTTCGATTGTATCTAACCGTTCTTCTAGGTTTCGTCCGTTAATTACTAGATTGCCTTTGACTTCAAGTGTAGGATGACTTTTACCTGCATCAACTGTAAGCACTTGGTCAATACGGTTTTGTGTAACCCAATTGGTTGTACCGGTACCTGTGGTTGTATAAATCTGCCCAGTTGTAACGGTCGACGGAATTGTAAAGGTCGTAGTTGAAGTACTAGCCATTTTGTTTCCGAGCTTCGAGATAGACGTCATTATGTATCCATTTATTTTTAACGAGGAATCCCCATTCTCGTTTTTGTGGGCCTGGCATAAACAATGTCCATGCTGTTACGCTAGGATCAAGCTCAATACGATGATAGCTAGTAGCGCCACATATACGAAAACTGCCGGGTCCTCTCCATACAGCGATTTCACCGAGCATTTTGCCTTCTGAGTCAAACTGAGGAATCCATTCATAGTAACCGCCTTTAAGTATTAATGTTGCATAGGGCCAGGGATGATCATGTACATCGTCGGGATCTGATTTATGAAACTTGTGAATAAACACATTAAACGGAAACCATTTGCGATCTTTTAAAAAGATGTAGTAACGAGTTAGCAAAGGCTCGTTGCTCTGCCGATCCATGATAATACGTTTACGGTCATGATTCTCTAACCAGTTAAGGCTTAGGTCTTTGATCTTCTGGAGTATCATAGTGGTCTTTCACTAGTTTATAAGTTGTAACAAATTTTTCGTATGCTATTTTTAAACCTGGATATTCTTTACACATTTTTTGTACACGATCAAAATCCGGAAAGCAGTTTACCCAATCTTCGGGTAACTTTATTGAATACTCTCCAATATTGATTGAGCTAAGTGTAGAAACTTGTGCTGTAGTTAATCCGGAGATTGCCGTAGTACTAATAGTATAAGACGTGGTGGGAAAACTAGAAATACCTGGAGATAGTGTAATAGTATCACTTCCGTAGTACGTAGATGTATCGGGAAGTGATATTGTTATGGTATCAGTTGATATTGTTGATAAGTCCGGTTGCGCTGAAGAAGTGCTCATGTAATGCCTCCGTTTGTTTACGAACCTGCGGCACAAATTGTTCGTAATGATTCATGTACTGTATAATTTTATTGCATATAGCAGGTTTTGCAGAATCGTATGCTTCAAAATTTTCAGTCCATGCACTTGGATATTTAAAAGTGTCAAAAGCCATTTCGCTATAACTAAGTCTATCAGGAACCATAGGAATAGCATCTACAACAGCACCCTCATACCAACTAATGCCCAGTGTTTCTTGTAGGTTAGCACTAAAAACCATCTTAGCTTCACCTAGTAATGTGTGATACTCATGCTTAGTAAGTTGTGTGTCTTGACAAACAACAAACTCGTATTGCGGTAAGTTGCCAGCTAGATCTCTAAAAATCTCAACTTGCTTCTCTGGAGCAATACGGTGCGGAAACAATATCATATCTCGTTTCTTCATGCCCTTATAAGGCGCAAGAGTATCTTGAAAATACTCCATAGGCCAGCCGGTACGCACTATCTTTCTAGATGTTTTACTATTATACATAGTACCTATGTTGGCATTTAGTAAGTTTTTACCAAACATCCCAATATGAAACTCGGTAGCAAAGTAGTTATGATCAAACGCATGATAAAAACTTTTCTCTGCGTGACGCACCCAAGGCTTATCTCCGACTAAGCGTCCAAGAAAATCTTGAGGATCATAACTGCCAGCATGCCATAATCCATGTGTTGTTACTGGAATTTGTAACAACTCACTCATGTATTTTAAGTTTATGATACCAGGATGCCAAGCATCAGTAAACACAAAATGGTCTCCGGGATTAACAGCACCGGAGCAGAACAAACGACCCATCTGTTCAACTTGGCTAGACTT